AGTAGCCCACTTCCGTTCAATTCGGAATTTAGGTGTTTAACCGTTTTCGCATTTATCGTGAAACGCTTTCGCGTTTTTCGTGCGCCGCTTCATCCCATATACACGATTGAATTTCGTGGAACCAATATTTCAAATCCCTTGATGTTGTACAAGTAATTTACAAGTTTGACAAATTCCATGATATCGCCTTCGGGAGTTTTTGTTGCATAATTCTCCATGAGGGCTGGCATTCGTATGCTAATTTCGTATTGGGACACATCTTTCACCAAACCAATCAATTCCTCTCCCGTCAGCAACCTAACAATCTCTAAGTGTGCCTGAGATAGGATTCTCAGGAATTGAATCGGACATGATGTGTCCTCCTAATTTATTTATTTTTTCCTAGGTCTGTAAAAGACATAGAATGGACACTGTAATCAAACTTTTCTTTCTTGTAGATTTTTATACGTTCTTCAAAATGTCGAAAGATGTGATTCTTGTGTGACTTCCAGCAAAGATCATCAACAATATCATATACTTTGAGTGTTTTCTTTTTGCCGACACGCGTAAACCACGACCAATGCTCTGCAAGAGTCTTATAATCGATTTAGTAGGTGAAGCAAAAATAATATTATCAAGATTGACAATGTTGATGCCAGTGCTAGTCGTACCAAAACTGGCAACCAAAATGGCGTTTGATTCTCTGTCAATAACTCTTCTAATATATTCTCTTGCGTCTGCTTCTGTTTTTCCGTGTATGAGATATATTTTGCGATCCGTTCCCGCTGCTTCCAAGAGAAGCCTGCGAGTGGTTTCCCGTGGTCTTCGACGTAATTAAAGAGGATAAGGGTATTCCCTTTGGTGCGGAGAGCGAGTTGTTTGATGAATTCGTTTCGCTTTTCATTCGTTACGATCCATTTCAATTCATCAATGTATTTCTGTTTTTTGATGAATTGCTTCTCTTCGTCATTATATTTAAGAATTATGCAATCTATGCCAAGTTTTAGCAAGCAATCCCTTGTTCATCAAGTCCTTTGGTTTGTATGAACTGAACGGCTGGACCAAGAATACCTTCGATGCTTAATCGATGTGCCTGAGCCTGATCGTAGCGTTCCTGTTGTGCCAATCCGAAACCAAGCCTTTGAAAGTTTTTGTCCAATGAAGTTTATTGATTCTGCTTTTGCTTGGTGGCATTCATCGAAAAAATACGGCATCAAATTGGTCAAACCAAGTCTTTGGAAGTTTGTAGATTGATTGCCAAGTAGATACAACTATCTGATTGTTTGATTCTTTTTCTGCCCCAGCAGATATTTTGTGAATGTACTTTTGCAAGACCAAGACTTGTCATTCATTTGAGTAGTCAAAGAAGTCGGATTCCATCTGATTCACGAGACCAACCGTTGGAACTAATATGAGTATTTTGCGATCTGATTTTAAGACGGATTTGAAGAAACCGGACCAAGACGTATATGATCAAACTTTTTCCCGAACCAGTAGGAGAAATCAGCACACATCTGTGATGATTTAAAGCATGCAGTATAGCCTGTTGTTGATGAGAATGCATTTTCACTGCCTGTTTCTTTACGGAAACCTGCAATGAGTCGTAGAACTGTAAAAGTTTCTCCTCCGTGATGCATAGAGGATTTTTGCTCTCTTTATATTTAGTGTGATATCCACGATCTTGGCAAAACTTTTCCAAATAAGTTTTCAAACCTCGTGGTAAGCGTAGAAGAAAGAATGTCATAGAGACGAATTTTTCCATCCCATATTCTTCTTTTGAACATAGGCATATATTGAGCACCCAGGAACCATAAATGAAAAATAGTCCCGTAACTCTTGTTTTATGCCTTTGTCGGTTTTTATATAATACCGAACTTCATCAATAGATTCAACTTCAATATCCACATAATATTTAGACTGATGCCGTTCATCATTTTGTTGCCAATCAATGGCAGACTTGATCATAAAATTTCTGTTGTTGAGTGATTTTAAAAATTCTTCAACCATCTTAATTTTTATTTCTGCTAACAGACAATTTTAGATTTAAGTTCTATAAGTTTTGAGTCTGCATCCATGAATTTATCAACATCGGTCTTAAGAATGTCAAGTTCAAATGGATCTTCCTTCCAAAGTTCTCAAGTTCTTCTTCAGGATGCCTTACCAGTGTAAATTTTCCATTTACGCAAACGCAATATTGCGAAGTCGTGTTGTTGCTTCGTCAAAAGTAATTTAAGATCCGTAAAGTTGATTAAGATACTTGGAGTGTATTTGAGGTATCTTAAGAGACTCTAATACCTAATTCTGTAGAGTCTATTTGAGAGTCTTTAGTAATAGAGTTCTTTAAGGTTCTTCTAGATTCATCTTTAGTATTCTTCTTTAAAGTTCTTTTAAGAGAACTATAGAGTATCTCTAGATAAAGTCAAATAAATATATTTGACATTTCTTTAGTATGTCTTATATTATTGTGAGTACTTATGGCAAAATTGATAATTAAATTTCCAACAAGAAATAGACCAGAAAAATTTAAAAAGTTTTACAACGGTACATTGATGGTTTATCCGGGAAACATGATGTAAAATTTGTAATAACAATGGATCATGATGATTCAACAATGAATACGCCAGAAATCAAAGAATGGTTGAATTCATTGCCTGTACAAATTAAATACAATTATGGTTATTCTAAATCTAAAATTGAAGTTCTGTAAATGCTGATTTAGAAAACGAAGATGGTGATGTATTGTTACTTGCATCAGATGACATGATACCACAAGTAAAAAATTATGATGACGTAATTTTTGATTGTTTTAGTCAAAGTGTTTCCAACATTTGACGGTGCAATTAAATTTTATGATGGATTACGAAATGATGATTTGATGACTTTATGTGTTATGGGATGGCCCTTATATAAAGAATTTGGATACATTTATCATCCTGAATATACATCCGTTTATGCTGATAATGAACAAACTATTGTTTTGAAAAAAATGAACAAGTTTGCTATTTCTGATATCTGTATAATCAAACATGATTGGACTCGGAACCTTGGGATGCATTACATGCAAGAAATGAAAATTGCAAACATGTATCAAAGAACAAAACAATTCTTGATAAACACATGAGCAGTAAACTTTACATGATAAAGTATCCAACCTACTCAACATGGGTGTAAAGAAATATGCGACAACATGTTGATGTCAGCATCTTCTGTTGGTATTCCATATACAGATTTTAAAATCATAGCCTTTGATCGTCCAATATATGAGTACCATTTAAATAAAAATATTGATACAGATCTTTATGTAGACTCTGATGAAGAAACTTACCATGAATGGTCTTGGGATTCTACTTCTAAATTTAGAAATTTAATAAAAAATAAAATGGTCTATTATAAAAAATCAATACACAAACTATAAAAAATTGGTTTGCTGGATACAGATGTTGTTTTTTTTAAAAATCCCACCGAGTTTTTAAATTCTGCAATACACCAACATTCCAATTAGATTATCCAATTGCGTGTGCGTGTACTGGTTTCATGTATTTTTCCGGATCATAATCTAAGTGAAAAAATAATAAATGATCTTGGAAATCAAAATACTGAAGACGACCTAAATCATTTGCAATCACTATTTGCAAAAAAATAATTTAATGGATCAAGTTAGTTTTTTTAATCTAAATTTATTTCAAATGGAAACTATTTTTATGATTATAAGGGAACGGATAAAAATACAGCAGTACTACTGCACTGTAATTATATTCTAGGGTTGGGAAACAAAATAAATAGACTAAAAGAAGAATCTGGAGCTTGGTACTTGTGATTTATTCTAGAGAAGATTTAAGACCAATACCACGTTATCCCATATCCACCATATCATGAAGGGGATTATAGTGAAGATTATTTCTGCAGTAACAAATTTGTTAAAAAAATCCACGAGGAGCTTTCAGAAAATTATAAAGTTGGTGGTAAGTTGGTCAACAGCTATATTGCCAAAATGAAGATCCTGGAATACAGCAATTTTTAAATTCTTTAGATCAAAGTAAAGAATATTTTACTAGTAATGTCAACATGACGATGGACCAAAACATATTTTACCACCAAAAACACTTGTTTTTTCTTTGTCACGTTCAAAACCAAATCCATATATAAATCAATACGAAGTAATACCAGCCGTTTGTTCTGCCGCTCCCGTATTACCAGAATTGGAAAAAAGACATATTTGCTTCATTTGTTGGATCCGTAACACATCCAATTAGAAATGAAGTTTATCTTGCTTGCAAAGATATACCCGGCTATTATTTTTCCGGTAAAGGATGGAATCCATAGTTTCGTCTCATGAACTAAATCATTTTTTGCAAATAACAAAAAGAAGCAAATATGTATTATGTCCGCGTGGTTACGGTAATACAAGTTTTAGAATGTATGAAACCATGCAGTTGGGTGCTGTACCTGTATACATAAGTGATGATTTTTTTACTCCATGGGACGATGAATTAAATTGGAATGAATTTTGTGTTTTGATTCCTTCAGAGAGAATCTATGATATAGATAAAATATTAAAATCTATATCCGACGAAGATTATGAAAAAATGCTTACTAAAATAAAAAAAATATATCCAAAATATTTTACTTTAGAAGAGTACTTACAACAATATTATACGGAAATTAAAAATGAAAAAAATATTATTCGTGATAGCAAATTATTCTGATTATAAGCAACAATTTTTTGAAGATAATTTTTCTCCAAGAAACAAAAAATTTGCTGATCAACACGAATTATCAATACATTGTGAGTAAAGGTGGTGAGATATTCAGAGAAATCCAACGTGGTGGAAATTTACTCTTGTTCGTGATATGTTGAATGATGGAACACTGCAAGATGGAGATGAATTATTACACATGGATGCTGATATGCGAATAGACAAGTTTGATGAAGATTATCCATGTGATAAATCGTTTTCTGTTGCCATAGATAACGGCAATTCTTTCTGCATGGGATCCTATAAATTAAAAGTAAACTCTTGGACGCGCTCATTAGTTGACAATATTTTAGATGAGTCATTATGGGAAAGAGAAAATATGATCCCCACTGGCTTTCTTTTAGAGAGCAAGCGCGTTTTACACTTTGTGTGGTATAGTTCCACACAGTTGGGTTTCATTCTTAACTTTACCCGACTATGGTTGGCATCAAAATAAGTCTGAAGACACAAAGTAGTTCTATTGAAGAATTACATGAACATATACAAATTTTAGGTCCAGAATGGAATACAACACTGCTGGATGAAGAATCGTGGATCAATTGGACCAGAATTGATGCAATACAACATAACCAAATCTAAAAAAGAAGATACAATAATCCGGCATTTTGCTGGAGGACAGCAATGGAGTAAAGTTTTAATGCGAATATTATATATTACTACCGATGAAAATAGACATCTTCATGCGAGAGACAGATCGCAGGGAGATTACATGGAAAACTTAATTCTTCTAGGATTAGAAAGATATTAAAAGAAAACTGTGTTGAGTATCCACGTAAAAAAATATTATACCATGATTTTTCATCAGTACCCTGAAGACAGTCTTCATGGAAGAGGATTTTCCCTATACCATGAAAAGATGGAAGATATTCCCGGATCATTGTCGTGATTTAACAAATCAAACATTTGACGTAATACTATACGGTACTGCCTTTGCTTGGGGAATGCAAGACATACCAGAATTAGAAAAAAAATGTAAGATTAAATTCTATATTGATGGTCATGATTTATATGGTCATGCAACGGCTGGAAATTATATTAGATATAATGGTGAAATATTAATAGGTAATCAGGCAAAACCTTCATTTAAAGAACAATTGATATTTCAAGAACCATCATGTTTATCCCACCGGAGTAGGTTTGCCAGAAAGTAGAATACTTCCAATTGATTTGAATAAAAAGTGTCAGCTTATATCAAAAGCCTATCCTCGTATGGCTAATTTTGAAATATCCGGATGAAGCCAATAGAAAACATCATATTTTTACAAATGAAGAAGATTATTACGAAGATATGTCCAAATCTTGGTTTGGTTTAACCTGTGTAGGCGTGGTGGTTGGGATGCAATGAGAAATTACGAAATAGTTGCAGCAGGATTCTGTGCTTCTTTTTAGGGATCATTATCTCAAACCAAGATATTGTTCTCAGGAGATTTGCCAGCAATTTCTTATTCCACGCACAGAAGAACTTACACAATATAATGAACACTTTGATTGTTGATAACAAGCCCACAGATGCTTATATAAATAAGTTAGGAGCAAAGAGATTGGTTGATAAAGAATGCTACAACAGTAGCAAGAGCACAATATGTGTTGAATATCTTAAAAAAGTATGTGGATGAATATGATAAAAATAAATGAATTTACAATCTGTTTGCACTGTGGTTGTAATCAAAATATTGTTGATAAACAAATTGCTACATTAAAACCACTAGAGCAAAAGTATAAAATACATTGGAATAACCGTATAGACCGTTATCCACATATGTATCCAACATATTCACAGTTGATCAATCACTCAATTGTTACCTCACCAAGTGAATGGGTTATTTTAATCAATGATAGGTGTTCTCCTACCCCAGATGAAATTGAAAAAATGATTCATCTACTAGAAAATGGATTTGGATGTGTATTGTTTTATGGTGTAGGTTTTATGGGTTTTTCTAAAGAACTTATTAGACAAATAGGGTGGTGGGATGAAAGATTTATACAGGGATGGGAGGATAGAGATTGGGTTTGGAGATTACAACTAAATGATATTGCTTTATATGAAAGTTGCGAATCACAATATGATTATAGTTGGCGTTCGCCATTGAACCACCCTCCGGGAAGAAGATATAACAGACCATCTTCTTGCAAAATATGATTTTAGTAACCATGAAATAGTTTATAAAAAATTACCAGAAGAAACATACCAACATTGGAATTTATTTATTAGGCGATTTAAATCCAAAAATTAAAAATTCATGGATGAAATGGAGTAATTCTTTATTAAATTTGGAATATAATAAATTAGGTGGTGGTCAATCAGCATCTTCTTTAATAGGAAATAGAAAGATAATAACAAATTATGAAAATGATTAAAATAACTAATGAATTAACTATGGTTGATGAAAATCATCTAGGTGGTTTTATTATTGAAAATGATCCAGCAACATTTACACCCACATTGTGGGAATATATATGTAAAAATTATAATATTAAAAAAGTAATTGATGTTGGATGTGGTATGGGATATGCTCTTAAAGAATTTTTAAAATATTCTGAAGATGTTATTGGCATAGATGGTTCAGAATATGTAAAAATAATAGTTCAATGAAACAAAATATTATATTTCATGATTTTACAAAAGAAAAATTTATTTCAAATAAAATATATGATTTGGTATGGTCATCTGAGTTTTTAGAACACGTAGAGGAAAAATATATGGATAATTATTTTTCCATTTTTTTAAAATCAAAGTATTGTGCGGTTACTTATGCTGATAAAGGTCAATCCGGTCATAATCATGTAAATTGCCAAGATAAAAATTATTGGTTAGATAAATTTAAAAATTATGGATTTAAATTTTTAGAAAATGACACAAAAATTTTAAAAGATAAAGCATACGAGGATGCTTTAATTTATAATCCACTATACAAAGATAATCATTTTTATAACCGAGGTTTATTTTTTAAGAATGAAAATCTATGAATAATAATAAAAATATACTTATAACAGGTGGTTTAGGATTCATTGGTGCGCATTGTATTGAAAAATGGAAAAAAGAGGGTGGTCTATAACAATTATAGACAATCTTTCTTCAAACGCTATTGAAACAAGCCATCCCTTACAGATGATACTAAACTAATAATTCAAGATATTACTAAAGTTGATTGGAGAAATCTTCCTAAATTTGATTTGATACTGCATTTAGCTTCCCTGTTGGACCACTAGGAGTATTAAAGCACAGTGGTACCATGGGAAGACTCATAATGGATGATATCTATTCTGTAATTCATGGTGCAAACTACAATAATTGTCCACTCATATTTATTTCTACATCAGAAATTTATGGTTACAGAGATCATAAGAGTTATTTGCAAGAAAATGATGACAAAGTTTTGCATGGAGATTTCACAGTTAGAAACGAATATGCCATAGCAAAATTGCTTTCAGAAATTGATATTGTCAAATCATGCAAAAATTAATTCCAATTTTAAATATCAAATTATCAGACCATTTAATGTAACTGGACAATACCAGCTACCAGATGGTGGGTTTGTATTACCAAGATTCGTTGATCAAGCATTAAAAAATCAAGACATAACCGTATATTATTCTGGTCAGCAGTTAAGAGCGTTTACTTGGGTGAAAGACATTGTAGACGGCATCTATTTGACTTCGACTGTCCATGAGAGTCAATGGAATCAGGAGTGGAACATAGGCAACGAGTTAAATGAACAAACAATTTTGTATTTAGCCCAAAAAGTAAAAAAACTCACCAACAGCAAATCTAAAATTATTCACGTAGATCCAAAAGAATTGCATGGATCCTTGTTTGCTGAGGCACCAGAAAAAATACCAAATAGTGAAAAAATAAAAAATCAACTTGGTTGGAAGCCAACAAAATTTGTAGATGAAGTTATATTAGAAGTTATAGAATTTTATAAAGGAAAAAAATAATGTGTTCATTACATCAGATATTATCTAATTTAAATCCTGGCACTTTTTTTGAAGCAGGTGCAAACGACGGTGTTACTGAAAGCAACACACGATTTTTGGAAGATTTAGGTTGGACTGGAATTTTAGTAGAACCTCATCCTGAACAATGTCACCTTTGTCAAAAAACAAGAAAAGGAAAAACAATTCATGGTGCACTTGTTTCCTCTGATTATAAAAAACCATTTATTGCTGGTAATTTTTTAAATGGAAAAGGGCACAGTTCATTAATGTGTGCAATTTTTGACGTTCCAAATTATTTTAGTGATCATCAAAAAAATGAAATTAATGAAAAAATAAATGAAGGATCTATAGAGGTTCCTGCATTCACAATACAAGAGATATTAGACAAAGAAAACATAAATGATCTTACATTTTTATCTCTAGATCTTGAAGGTTATGAACTAGCAGCCTTAACAGGATTAAATTTTAATAAAATAAAACCAACATACATTTTAATTGAAACAGCAAATAACTCAGTATATCAAAATAAAGTAAAAGAATATCTTCAAAATATTGGATATGACTATTATTGTAAAATATCAGGAAATGATGATCTTTTTAAATTAGGATAACTTTATGAAAATAATATCACCACTTTTTACACAAAACAAACACTGTTGTTTTCCTTTACAAGAAACATTAAATAAATATTCTCCACAAAATAAAAATGATTTAATTTTTTATACTGATGGCACAACAACGGCAGATTTTTATCATACAAAAATGTTTCATGCATCCCAAACAATGAAACAATTGAATGATGAAATTATTGTTTTGGTTGACGCATTTGATGTTTTAGTAAATAAATCTTTAGATAATCTTGTTGAAGATTTTAAAAACAAAACTGCAAATTATTAATTTCAGTCTGAAGCAAATTGTTTTCCATTTAAAGAATATGAAGAATTTTTAGCTTCCAAATCTAAAACAAAATTAAAATTTCCATGTGCTGGTTCTTGGATTGGTTATAGAGAATATATGATTGAATTATTTGACGGACCATTATCGGTACAAAACCATATGCATTGGAGGCGATTTACCGATCAAGGATTTATGGAAACAATTTATGTTAAGTCATTTGAGGATCCATATTTTTCTGTCAAAATAGATACAGAAGCTAAAATTTTTGTAAATACTTTTTATTAGAAAATAATAAAGATATTTTTATTGAAGAAAAAACAAAACAATTAACTTATAAAGAAACAGAATCTGTACCGTATTTTATACATTTTAATGGTGATGGAAAATGCCACATGCCATTATTTGGTTATGAATATTGTAAATAATAATATTTGATTTTTTAAAAAAATAGTTTATAATTATAAATATGAAAATAGTTATTACTGGTGGTCTTGGATATATTGGTTCAGAACTTTGCAAACTATATTCTGGTGAATCTAGGTTTAAAAATATTGTTGTTCTTGACAATAGATTTGTATCAGAACGCGTGAAACAACTAAGAGACTGGGGTATTGACTTTCATCAAGTCTCAATCCTAGACAAAGATAATCTAGAAAAACATCTGTTTGATGCAGATGTTGTAATTCATTTGGCTGGAGTAACAGATGTCGCTTATGTTAAAACAGAAGCAGATCCAGAAAAAGATCGGCTTATTACACAGACAGGCTGTAGAAGGTACTAGAAAATGTTATCCACAGCGTCAAGTCAACATGCAAAGTTATATTCCCATCAACACATGTTGTGTATGAAGGCTTTCAAGAAACACGGCTTGATATACCAGAAACAGAGCCACCATGTCCCGTATTGACCTATTCTATTGGCAAAGTTCAATCGGAAGAAGATTTTAAAAATTCAACTTTAAATTATGTTATTTTGCGATTGGCATCAGTTTATGGCTATTCCACCGATACAATGCGAATTGGAATTATGCCAAACTTGTTTTCCAAGATTGCCTCGCAGAATGGAACAGTCAAGTTATTCTCTGGGGGTTCAGGTAAAGAGTCTAGTACCTTTGCAAGATGTTGTTCGTTGCATTAAGTTTATGGCTGAAAATGAATCCGTTAAGCGAGAAATTTTTCACCTATCTAAAGAAAGTTGCACGGTAAAAGAAGTTGCTGAAATTTGCAAAAAGATAAATCCAACTCTTGAAATTGTTGAGACACAAGATGAAATTCCAAACTTGGGATACACAATTTCAAACCAAAAACTTCTGAATACCGGATTTAAATTTTTATATTCATTGGAACAATCTATCAAAGAAATGATTGATAATTGGTCCAAAAAAAATATTAATCCAGCACTGGAGTACATTGATCGTGGTGGAAAAGAGTTTGTTGACGAACGCGGTAAAATTTTAAACTATGAACTTACAGAACCTATTAATTTGATTGGTTACATTGAATCAAAGAAAGGCTCTGTGCGGGCAAATCACTACCACCCAATACAAGAACAAAAATGTTTGCTTATTAAAGGTCAATATATAAGTGTTATCAAGGATTTGGCCATCCCCGATGCTCCTGTTGAAACAAAGATCATCAATCCGGGTGATATCGCTATTATCAAGCCAAACGTAGCACACACCATGGTTTTCACCGAGGATTCTATTTTCCTGAATCTGGTTAGAGGTGAAAGAGAACATCAAAATTATGGAATAACACATACAATACCTTACATTTTGGTGAATGAAGAAATGAGAGACAATTTGCTAGCGGCACACAAGTTTACCAAAACATCATGTAGGTCTTGTGGAAACAAAGAATTAAAATGCGTAATTTCTCTTGGAAATTCTCCGCTTGCCAATAACTTAAAAAATGACGAATTTGAAAAGGAAGAAATGTATCCTTTACAAATGAATTATTGCCCAACATGTCATAATTGCCAGTTATCAGTTTCTGTTCCACCAGAAAAAATGTTTGACAATTACTTGTATGTTTCATCAACTGCATCATCGTTTAGAAAACATTTTGAAGATGCTGCGGAAGACTATGTAAAAGAATTTGGTTTAAACAGATATACTTTGGTAGTTGATATAGGAAGCAATGATGGTATTGCCTTAAGACCATTGAAAGAAAAAATTATACCAGTTATTGGCATTGAACCAGCAAAAAACATCGCAGAGCTGGCAAACAATAATGGTATTCGAACCATCAATAGTTATTTTGATGATTTTGCTGTAAATGAAGTTTTAAAACATGGAAAAGCAAAACTCGTCACAGCATCAAACATGTTTGCTCATTCAGATCATTTACCTGAAATTGCACAAAATGTATTTAAAATTTTAACGGATGATGGAACTTTTGTTATTGAAGTTCAATATTTAAAGAACACACTAACAGATTTAACTTTTGATAATATCTATCATGAACACTATAATTACTGGAGTGTTACTTCATTAAACAATTTTTTCAATAATTTGGGTTTCAAAGTTTATAAAGTCAAACACGTTAATACACATGGTGGATCTATAAGAGTTTATATTTCCAAAAACCCAACCACAATCGATGATAGTGTAAACCAATTTATTCAAGATGAAAATAATTTTGGTCTTACACAATTTGAAACTTATGAAAAATTTGCTAAACAAGTTCAAGAAATCAAAAGAAACGTAAGAAACAATATTCAAAAACTTAAAGACCAACATGGAACAGTTTGTGCATATGGGTCTCCAGCAAAGGCAACAACTGCCCTTAACTATTTTGGTGTTAGTAATCAAGATATTGGTTATACAGTTGATGATAATCCAATGAAAAACGGTAAATACATTCCAGGTGTAAACATTCCAATCCAAAACCGGGAATATTTTAAGACAAATTTACCAAAAGCAGTTATTGTTCTTGCTTGGAACTTTTTTGAACAAATTGTTCAAAATAATCAAGAATTTGTAGATCTTGGTGTTAAATTCTATAACATTAAAGATTTAGAAAAAGAATGCTTTGTCGTATGAAATGTTGTTTTATAATATTTGTTTATTGAAAATAAAAATGCAAGCAGAAGAATCTTTTGACTATATTAAACAAGTTTTTGATAAAAAAGAACCGCATCTTTTTTTTAGATTGGGTTTAACTGAAGCCAAATATATGGATGCATGGTTAGAACCAAAAAATGTATCTTTGTTAGATGATATAATGAATTTTTCTGAAAAACACTGGCTTCAATGCACTGGGTTTTTTCCACCTGAGAAAAAAGAAGTTGAAAAATTTTAAATTATTATGAACAACTTATTTTAAATATTTTAAAAGAGTCTCAAAAAATAACGTATATACCTACAAAACATTCCGAGAAACTATTAAGTATTTTTACTCAAAATAATTGTAATGTGAAGGAATTGGGCTTCAATCCATTTTATAATTTTCCTAATTTTCAACCACTGTTAAAAGATAAAAAAATATGTATAGTTTCTTGTTTTCCAAAAACCTTTTAAATCAGTGCAACAAGTTGGAGCATCTTTTTACAGAAAAGCGGTTGTCCAATCTCAATCCACAAAACATCACATTTGTAAAATGCCCACCACATAAATTTATATGTTTTGACAATGAAAATCCATATTCTTCTTGGTTTGAAGCAATCGATGATTTACTGGAAGATATCACATACACTGATTACGATATACTGCTAACCAGTTGTGGTGCATTTTCTTTGCCTCTATGTCACCATGCCTTCAAATCAAATAAAATAGCAATTAATCTAGGTGGTGATTTACAAATTTTATTTGGGGTTAAAGGAAAAAGATGGGATGACCCCTTTTACAAGTACAATGATTATTGGATTCATCCATTACCAGAAGAAACTCCCGGTGGTGTTTTTAAAGTAGAGAATGGTTGTTATTGGTAATCAGTATTTGATTTTTTCAAATAACATGCTATATTATACTTGTGAAAAAGACTAAAAGAAAAAAGCCAAACCATCAGATGCTGATTATGTTGACAATCAGCAACTTTATGATGCTTTGGTTGAATATAAAAAGAAGTGCAAAGATGCAGACAACTCTGGAAGAAAAAAGCCAAAGTTACCCGACTATATTGGTGAGTGTGTGTTAAAGATAGCAACAAGACTGTCTTACAGACCAAACTTTGCAAACTATCCATACAGAGATGAGATGGTATCCGACGCGGTGTTAAACTGCATAACTTACATTGATAACTTTGATCCAAAAAATCAACCAGCCCATTTGGATATCTAACCCAAATATGCTGGTTTTCTTTTGTTCGTATCATAAACAAAGAAAAGAAAGAAAAGTATGTTCAATACAAGTTTGCTGAACAACAGAATAACAAAGACTTCCAAAACTGGTTCAATGAAACTTATGCTGGTATGGACATAGGAAGACGAGACTTCTTTGGTCTGACCGATTCCGACATGGAACGGTTTGACGAGATGTGTCAGCCGAAGAAAACAAAAAGAAAAAAGCGAAAACCAAAGCCTGACCCATTTGATCTATGAAAGCAGTAATTCTTAACGATACCCACTTTGGGTTCAAGAATGATTCGTGCATAGTTCTTGATTATTTCCTTGATTTTTTCACGGAACAGTTGTTTCCATACATGAAGGAAAACAACATCAAGACCATTTTTCATCTTGGTGATCTGTTTGACAGGAGAAAATATGTCAATTTTAAGACGCTTCACAGAGTTCAAAAAGAGTTTTTTGACCCACTACTTGAGATGGGCATCAAAGTCCACATCATCTGTGGAAACCACGATACCTATTATCGTAATACCAATAACATCAATTCCTTGCAGGAACTCGCTGGACATTATTCGAATTGGTCAGTATATTCAGAGCCGACAAATGTTCATCTTTCCTGCGGTTGTGTCGCGTTACTCCCATGGATAAACCCAGAGAATGAAGATCAAGCAGCCAAGTTTCTTTCAGACAACACTTGTTCCGTATTGCTTGGTCATCTTGAACTTTTTGGCTTTCAAAGCATTCGTGGTGTCTTTATAGAGCAAGGATATGATCCCAAGCATTTCGATAAGTTTGAGTACGTTCTTACTGGCCATTATCATATTAAGTCTAGCCGTGATAATATTCATTATCTCGGAACGCAATACCAGATGGGCTTTTCAGACGTTTGGGAAGACAAGGGCTTCCATGTCTTTGATTTCCAGAATCGTACTCTTGAATTTGTTAAAAATCCAAAGAAGTTATTCTATACGCTTGATTATAACGAAGACGACAAAGAAAAACTAGACTATCAACAATTCAAGGATTGTCATGTTAAAATCTTCATTAAGAACAAGACTAAACAAAATTTGTTTGAGCGTTATTTAGACAAGTTCTATGAAGCTGGAGTTGCTGAACTCGTTGTGGCAGAGGAAGTCTCTGCAAACCCGGAACTTGTTGCAGTTGACATTCATAAAGACACTCTGCAACTCCTCCATGAAGAGATTGAGACAATCACAGAGAATTCCATTCAAAAGCCTTTGCTTGCAGAAATCATAAATGCAGCATATAATAGTGCATTGTCTAAGGATGAAGAATGATTGAATTTGTATCTGTAAAGTTTAAAAACTTTGGATCATTCGGAAACAACTATTCCGAAATAAAATTAAATACGAACAAGACAACTTTGGTGACCGGAACAAACGGTCACGGAAAGTCTTTTGCTCTTCTTGATTCGTTATGCTTTGGTTTGTTTGGAAAGCCATTTCGACCGATCAACATTCCTCAGTTGGTAAACTCAATCAACAACCGGCATTGCATGGTTGAGATTGAATTCAAAAGATCTGGTTCCACATACTTGGTCAAGCGTGGATTAAGTCCCAAAATCTTTGAGATCTACAAAGATGGGGAAATGCTGGATCAACACGCAAAGTCCAAGGATTATCAAGAACACTTTGAGGAACAAATTCTTGGATTTGACTATGCAAGCTTTCAAGCAAGTTGTAATTCTTGGAAAGTCAAACTTTATACCATTTATGCAGTTGACACCCAATGAGAGACGCAAGATTATCGAAGGTCTTTTGGATCTTGATATTCTTGCAGACATGAGTGTATATGTCAGGGGTGAATTGTCCAAACTAAAAACTGAAATATCAGAAGGAGAAAGTTTTGTAAAGATTAGCCATGAAAAGATAAAATCTTTGAATGAACTTAAAACTCAACTGGACAATACAAAAATTTTGGAATTGAAAGAATGCCAAGATAAAATTGTTGAACTTAAAAAATTTGCTAAAATTGAAGAAAGTTTTATTGAAAATACACTAGCAAATCTTTCAAAGTTAGAAAAAACAAAGAAAGAACTGAATTCTAAAATCAATTCTATGGCAGGGGTTCCAACAATGCACTCCAAGGCATTGGAACTCCAAGAAACGCTTATAGAGCAGATAAACACTCTAGAAACCGATCCAAAATGCACCTGCTGTGGTCAAACTTTGCCAGAAGAGGCCAGAGAGAAGCATTTGGAGGAAAAAAGACAAAAATTGGCAACTTGTAAAAAATCTTTACAAGTTGGAGATAAAAAATTAAAAGAACTAGAAACTTTAAAAAACGAACTAGAAATTTTGAGTAAACAGATATTAGATACCACAGTTCTTTGTGCTCAAGCAGATATTCGTAAAAACAATATCAATGCTGAAATGAACACACTTACTGAAAAAGTTTCTAAAATAAAGAAGACTACCAGTGAATCCGAAATCAATACAAAGATCGAAGAAGCGATTGCAGATAAGGACAAACATGCAAAGGCTTTGGAAAATGCAATCAGCAAGCAAATTCACCATGATGTTGTGTATGACATTCTCAAGGATGGTGGGCTCAAGAGCCGCATTATCAAACATTATGTTCCCATTATCAATGGACTCGTCAACAAATTCCTCGGAAAACTTAATCTCTATGTTGACTTCACCATCGATGAGGAGTTCAAGGAAACAATCAAGTCACGATACAGAGATGCATTTTCATATTCCTCTTTCTCTGAGGGAGAGAAACAGCGTATCGATCTGGCCATTCTCCTGACTTGGCGTGAGATTGCAAAGATGAAGAATAGCCTAAATTGTAATCTATTGATCTTTGACGAGATTCTTGATTCCTCCTTGGATTCAACAGGAACAGAATCTTTCTTGAAACTGTTGAACAAGATGAAGGCCAAGTGTTCCATATTCATCATCAGCCACAAGTCTGATCAGTTGGCAGACAAGTTTGACCAGCAGATGCAGTTTGAGAAGAAGAACAACTTCTCAAGAATTAAGTCACAAGTATAAATATTATTGAATGTTCAAGGAAACTTTCAACTAAAGAACGCTTCTGGAAAACCCATTACATATTCAAATGGGGATGTAGTGATATATCAAGGAAAGATGTATCAGTGCAGGGTTGAAACACAGAAAACACCATTCCAAGCACCAATGAGTTGGTCCTATACCGGAGCAACAGAAATGGTTCAATCAATTGATCCACCATTGAATCCAAAGAATGGTCAAATTTGGGGAGCATCAAATGGAAAATTTTATGCTTGGTATGAGGATAAAGATGGTTCTCAATGGATTGAAACTTGATTTAAAAAAAACCGGAGTTATAATATCACCATGAATGAAGAGAGTTTTGAAAAGTTTACTAATCGCCGCAAGAACAAAAAGACCGGCCTTAGCCGCAAGCAAGAAAAAGAGAGAAGCGGGGAAACCGCCATGAGAGCAAGCAGCAAGTTAATGATATGATGTATCGTCGTGACCAAGACTAACCTACAAAAGGATCTATATGAGTACTGTGACAAAAATGCGTTTGAGTAAAGAAACATTTAATATTCTTAAAAATTTTTCCTCCATCAATTCAAACATTCTCATCAAGCCAGGGAATGTCTTGAAGACTCGTTCGGCAGGAAGCAACATCTATGTAAAGGCCAAGGTTCAAGAGGATTTTGATACTGAGGTAGCCATTTGGGACTTGAACAAGTTCCTTGGAGTAATCAGCATGTTCAACAATCCTGACTTGGAGTTCCACGATACCCATGTGGATATTTCCAACGGTCGTTCCAGCGTAAAGTATTATTATGCCGAGAAGTCTCTGTTGACTGTCCCAACCAAGGATATCAACATGCCCGATGTTCTCTTCACCTTCACGCTTGATGAGCAGGACTTGAACGAGATCATGAAGGCTGCAAGCATTCTTCAGGTCAATGATTTAAAAATTATTGCAGGTGACGGCAAGATTCGTCTGACTGTGGATGATTCATCCAACAGCACATCAGACAGTTTTGAGATTATCGTTGAGGAAAACTATGATGGACCAAATTATGAAGGACAGATCACGATTGGTGAGATCAAGTTTCTTTCCGGTTCATACAACGTTGATGTAACTGATACTGTTGTGTCACGTTTTACACACACTTCTCAAGACATTACATACTTCATCGCAATCAACAAGGGATAAACGTGTCTGACATAAACAACATGCTTTGGGTTGAAAAGTATCGACCCAAAACACTGTCTGATTGCATTCTCCCGATTGATCTCAAGAAGATCTTTGAAGGGGTTGCCAAAGAGGGTTCTGTTCCGAACATGCTGTTGTATGGAAAGGCAGGCACGGGCAAAACTACGGTTGCCCGTGCTTTGGCAAAGGATGTTGGCTCGGAATACATCCTCATCAACTGCTCTGAAGAAAATGGAATCGACACACTGCGAACCAAGATTCGCCAGTATGCGTCCACCGTTTCTTTGAATGGAAACCACAAGATCGTCATTCTTGACGAGTTTGATTATGCAAACCCACAGTCAATTCAGCCAGCATTACGTGGTGCAATTGAAGAGTTTCATAAAAACTGCAGATTCATACTGACTTGCAATTATAAAAATCGTGTTATTGAACCTTTGCATTCTAGATGCACTGGAATTGATTTTACGATTCCCAATGCAGAAAAAGCACAAATTGCATCTGCCATGCTTGGTCGGGTGGAACACATTCTTACTACGGAAAAAATTCCATATGACAAGGCAGTTACTGTCAATCTTGTCAAGAAACACTTTCCTGACATGCGAAGAATCATCAATGAACTTCAGAAGTATTCAAGTTCTGGAAAAATTGATGTTGGTATTCTTGCACAAGGAAGCAGTGAATCCTACAAGGAACTCATTGGATTCATGAAGAATAAAGACTTTACTTCATGTAGAAAGTGGGTTGTGCAAAATCTTGATTTAAATACAACAGAGTTTTTCAAGCGTCTTTATACTGAACTATATACAGCTTTAAAGCCAAATTCTGTTCCACAGGCAATTTTGATAATTGCAGAGTACCAATACAAGGCTGCATTTGCGTCAGACCAAGAGATCAATACAATGGCATTGATTGTGCAAATAATGATGGACTGCGAGTTCAACTGATGAAATTAAAAGACTTTTGAACAGCATAAATCACGACAAGAAGCCTCTGCTGGACAAAGATGAAAAGGATATTCGTCTATATCCAGCTTTTGTCGTAAATAAATGTTTATCATATTTTGCAGATACCCTTTTTCACGCTAATGAAATGAATTGTCATCCATGGTTGGACGGCAAATCACAATTTGATTTTTATAGATTTTCTGTTAGAAAGAAGAAAAGATTTTCACCTTGGCTTAAAAAGGAGTCAGAAGAAAATATATCTGTAATTAAAGAGGTTTTTGGATACAGTGATATGAAGGCCAGAGAAGTACTAAATATCCTTAGTACAGAAGATATAGACAATTTAAAAGCATATCTTAACAAAGGTGGAACTGGTAATTAGAGTGAGGTAGTTATGTCAGATGTATCCAATAAAATTTTCAATAATGTAGGCGTTCATATTAATTTATTTGATCCAGATGATTTCATGGTTGTCCGTGAAACCCTGTCAAGAATTGGTGTATCGCCAAAAGGCAAAAAAGTACTTTATCAATCTTGCCATTTAATTCACAAAAATGAATGCTACATTGTAGCACATTTTAAAGAATTGTTTGCTTTAGATGGTCTTCCTTCAAATATTTCTGAAGAAGACATCAAACGAAGAAACGCCATCATAAAGTTGCTTGAAGAATGGGAACTTCTTGAAATTGTTGACAAAGAAAAGGTAAAAGAGGCAATGCCTTTATCCGGATTGAAGATAATTAAATATACAGAGAAAGAACAGTGGGAATTAATTCCTAAGTTCAATCCTGGATCTCTTCGTAAGTTTTTTAATACATAAGGATGAATATGCACAAGTTGACTTTGAGTATGATCGTAAAGGACGAAGCTTCAATTATTGAACGTTGCTTGGCTTCATGCGCACCCTTCATTGATTACTATGTAATCTGTGATACCGGATCAACGGATAACACCAAAGAAATCATCAAGAAGTTTTTTGATGAAAAAGGTATTCCCGGAGAGATTCATGACCATGAATGGTCAGACTTCGGAACCAATCGCTCAAAGGCACTTGAACTTTGCATGGGCAAGACAAAATGGGCTTTGATGATTGATGCAGATGATTTTATTACAGGCACACTCCCTGTTGATAAATTTGATGACAATCTTGATGGATATGTTGTTCAAATCAAACGTGGTGAATTTAAATGGCTTCGTGCACAAATTTTTAATTTAGCAAAGAAAAAGTGGTGGTATGAAGAACCATTGCATGAATACGCCATTTGTGAACAACCAATGAATATTGGTAAACTTGAAGGTGATTATGCATGGGAAGTCAGAACTGAAGGTTGTCGTTCACGTTCTGTCGCAAATGATATTGAAAAATACACCAAAGACTATCATATTCTGAAAGGTTATTTGGATAAGGATCCAAAACAGCCACGCAAACAGTTTTATGCTGCTCAATCTGCTTTTGATGCAAGAATGTTTGAAATTGCAGAACAAGAATATATCAAAAGAATCGAACAGGGTGGATGGCATGAAGAAGTCTTTTTCTCTTGGATGCGCGTTGGTATGTGCAGAGAATTTCAAGGAAAGCCTGTTGAACAAATCGCAGATGCATTTATGATGGCATTTGAAACGGCACCCAATCGTGTAGAACCTCTATACCATCTTTCTTGCATTTATAGAAAATATAATCGTCCCAAAAATGCTTTCTTAATTTCTCATTTAGGTGCTCATATTCCCGTCCCACAAAATGATATTTTGTTCGTTGACAATGCAAATTATCTGTGGGGAATTTTTGATGAGATAGCAACCACTGCTTTCTATGCAGGAATGCCTCAACTGGGAATGCAATGCTGTCAAAAACTTTTAAATGAACCTTATTTGCCAGCAGAGCATCGGGAAAGAGTTCAAAATAACATGAACATCTATATGCAGGCATTTAAACAATTTCAGATGAAAGTAGAACAACAGCAAAAAGAGTTAACTGAAAAAGTTGCAAAAGAGTCTAATAAAACTACTTTAAAGGTTAATCCAAAGGCTGCAACTGTTAAATTATAAGTTTTTGTCTGACTAAATAATAAGGAATGGTAGAACCTTACGATTTAAATGCTATCATAGGCGATACGCTTCGCTGGAGTGCTTCCTTTACAAATTCTGCGGGAAACAGTTATAATTTAACTGGATCCACTCTAAGTCTAGAAATTCGTAATGGATACAATCCAAGTAAACTTTTTGTAACATACACATTTGGTGTTACTTCTGGTTCTACTTTATCACAAGCCAATGGCATTCTGGGTGGAATTTCAACAACTGCTTCTGGTGGTGTGGCCAATATCTGCATTGGTTCAACATATACAAGTAAATTTCCACCATATACAAACGTTTTTTATGATTTACAAGCAAAGAATGTATCAAATGGAGATACAATAACTCTTGCCCGTGGTGCAATAAAACCCATACCTAATGTAACTACTTAAAATGTTCTTCGGAAAGAACAAAACATCCTTAAGACTTTCAAGACCACACCCAATACTTGTGGAAGGTTGTGAATATCATGTTATCGATTCTTCACGAAATCCCACCAAAGTAACTGTCGGTGTCGGTATTACTAAAAGTATTTTTGAGAGATAAAGATGGTCAAGAATTTGTTGTAGAAGGAAATTCTTCAAAAATTAAAGAACTTTTAATTCCTGTATATGTTTTTGAAAATGTTGAAGGACCTTCGTTTCGTTTAAAACTGCCTGTTGGATCTCTGCAAAAGAATACCCTTTTAAAGGAGACCAATTCAGTACACCCAGATGAAAAAATTTATTTGGGACACGGGGTATCAGAGAGATATTTTATTCAATCTAAGACAAATAAGATAATAAAATTTATTGGTAATCCATCTCAAATTAAAAATATTGTTGAAGAGGTTGTAGAAACACCAAAAAATATTTCTCAACCAGTTAGTCCACCACCAGTTCAACTAATTGAAAAAACAATTGTAAGAGAAATAGTTCCGCAATTTGGTGCTCAGGGTGTTCAAGGAGAACTTGGTCCTGTTGGACCAAGAGGCGAAAGAGGTCCTGCGGGCCCACAAGGTCCTGTTGGCCCTAGAGGTCCGATTGGTCCAAATGGAGAAATGGGCCCACAAGGTCCTGTTGGACCACAGGGAGAAAAGGGAGATCAGGGAGAAGAAGGACCAGTTGGTGCTATTGGTCCCCGTGGTTTAAAAGGCTCACAGGGACCAAAAGGTGATCGCGGAGAAAAAGGTGATCGTGGTGATATTGGTACTCAAGGGCCTATAGGACCACAAGGACCAAAGGGTGATAAAGGAGATAAGGGAGATCGTGGAGATCGTGGACCTATTGGACAGCAAGGACCAATAGGTCCAAAGGGACCACAGGGTCCTGCTGGATTACAGGGTCCCATTGGTGCAAAGGTGATCCGGGAATTGTAGAAGCACAATTTCCACTAATATTAGAAGATGGGGTTCTTTCATTCAATTCAGAACATGTGTCTTCTATTCTTGATAAATTAAAAAATGATGATGTTCAAAAAGCAATTAATCAAATTGCTTTGGCAACTCCCGGTGGAGGAGGGGCGGTTGATGTTGCACTAAATGGTGACAAAATAATTCGTTCAGTTGATACGATGAATTTTATTGGTTCTGGAATAACAATAACCAGAAGAAGAAAAAATGTAGATATTGATTTGAGTGGATTATGTGGGGGTGGAGGTCCAGTAGGTTCTTGTGCGGGTGTTCAAAAAATTATTGCTGGTTCTGGTATTAAAATATCTCCTTCCGGTGGCACTGGCAATGTTACGATAACAACAGCAGCCACTGTAAAAGGAGCACAATATTCAGTTCAATTTACATCAACAACTGACAATCAAGATTTACAAGCATTATCAAGTTTTAGACTAACTGATACTACACTTGATTTATTGGTTCCACAAGGTTTAATTCTTTCAAATACTGGTTATATAGAATTTACAGACGGAACTACATTAGGATCTCGTCCTAATATTTTTATAGAAGGTGCAACAACTCCAAATGTATCAGTGACTTTGGCTGGCGATAGGTGGTTTAACACTACTCAAGGTAAATTATATACAGCCATCACAGATCCAGGAAGTACATATCCCATATGGGTTGAATTTGGTATAGGTGTTGGTGCTGGTGTTACTTCATCAGGAACAATTTCTACTTGTGTAAATGTTACAGGTGCAACCTATTCTGCAAATCAGTATGATTATTATATTGGTGTGAGTTACGCTGGTTCAGTTACAATAACCTTACCATCTAATCCCGAAACAGGTAGAGAGATGGTCGTAAAGGATGAATCTGGTAGAGCAGGAGATGGAGTAACAAGACAAATAACGATTATTGGGGCAACAACTTCCCAAAAAATTGACAATCAAGATTCTGCAATACTTAATATAAACAATGGGGGCTTGCATTTCATTTATAGAAATGGATGGAGAATAATATGAGCTCATCTTTTTAACAACCAAACAGGATTTATTCCAACAGCAAAAGATTCTTTTGCGAGATTACGCACATCGGACCCGTTTACTCTTTTTGACTCCTCTCACCGTTATCGTGATAATGGGCTATGGTCTACCGGAGCAACTGGTGGGGCTACTGCGGCTTTTAATGCAAACGGTGGATTCATGGAGCTGAGTGTAGGAACTGCAGCTGGTAGCGAACTAATAAGAGAAACTGAAAGAGTATTCCCATATCAACCCGGCAAATCGTTGTTAAACATTAATACGTTCACAATGAATCCATCAAAGTCTGGTTTACGTCAGAGAGTGGGATATTTTGGTGCAAATAATGGATTGTTTGTTGAACTGGAAGGCGCAACGCTTTCTTTTGTAAAACGCAGCAGAGTAAGCGGATCTATTGTTGAAACCAAAGTAACTCAAGGTAATTGGAATATAGATCCCCTAGATGGAAATGGGCCGTCTGGGATTTCACTGGATATCAGTAAAAGTCAAATTTGGTGGACAGATATCGAATGGCTTGGAGCAGGGACTGCCAGACTTGGATTTATTATCGACGGCAATCTTATTCATTGCCATTCTTTTCAGCACGCCAATGGAATAACCGGAACTTATTTTACAACAGCAACACTTCCAATAAGATATGAAATAACAAATACAACAGCACAAGCATCTGGCAGTACAATGTATCAAATATGTTCTACCGTTCTTTCTGAAGGCGGTTATGAACTAAATGGCACACAACAATCAATTTCAACGCCCTTTTCCGCTGAATACAATTTGCCTGTTGCCGATACCTACTATCCTGTTGCTGCTCTTCGATTAAAAACTGACAATCTTGATGCTTGTGTTATCTTCAGTGCATTGAGCATCATACCTTCAACTTCTGGAGAAAACTATAATTACCGAATTATTAATGGCTCTGGTGTGGGTGTCAGTGGAGGTTCATGGATTTCTGCTGGGGCTAACAGTTCAGTAGAATATAATCTTACTGGAACTTCCATAACAGGAACTGGAAAAATTTTGGCAAGTGGATATTTTAGTTCCAAGACAAATATTGGTGGTGTTATAAATTTGGACAAATCACAAGTTTTAAATACACAACTTTCAAGAAATACATTGACCAATACTCCACATCAGTTGATTTTAGCGATTACCGCATCACAAAATAATAGCAAAGTATTTGCATCCGTAGACTGGGAAGAGATAAGCAGATAAAATATGGTTTTAAGATTAGTACAAGCAGACTTCTCATGGTTTGAAATCATATAAATATTTTTATAAATGCCCATTGACTTTCCAAGTTCCCCTGCAACTGGTGTAACATATACATTTAATTCCATAACATGGCAATTTGATGGGCTTGCTTGGAATAAGATAGTAAGTGGTGGAAGTGGTGGAATTGGACCACAAGGGAACACAGGAGCCACTGGTGCTACTGGTCCCCAAGGCATCCAAGGCATTCAGGGAAACACAGGAGCCACTGGTGCCACTGGTCCCACTGGAGCCACTGGTGCCACTGGTCCTCAAGGCATTCAGGGAAACACAGGAGCCACTGGATCTACTGGTCCCCAAGGCATTCAGGGTCCCACTGGTGCCACTGGTCCCCAAGGCATCCAAGGCATTCAGGGAAACACAGGAGCCACTGGTGCCACTGGTGCCACTGGTGCCACTGGTCCCCAAGGCATTCAGGGTCCCACTGGAGCCACTGGTCCCCAAGGCATCCAAGGCATTCAGGGTCCCACTGGAGCCACTGGTGCCACTGGTCCTCAAGGCATTCAGGGAAACACAGGAGCCACTGGATCTACTGGTCCCCAAGGCATTCACAGGAGAGTCCCACTGGTGCCACTGGTCCCCAAGGCATCCAAGGCATTCAGGGAAACACAGGAGCCACTGGATGCCACTGGTCCTCAAGGCATTCAGGGAAACACAGGAGCCACTGGATCTACTGGTCCCCAAGGCATTCAGGGTCCCACTGGAGCCACTGGTCCCCAAGGCATCCAAGGCATTCAGGGAAACACAGGAGCCACTGGTGCCACTGGTCCTCAAGGCATTCAGGGAAACACAGGAGCCACTGGATCTACTGGTCCCCAAGGCATTCAGGGTCCCACTGGTGCCACTGGTCCCCAAGGCATCCAAGGCATTCAGGGAAACACAGGAGCCACTGGTGCCACTGGTCCCACTGGAGCCACTGGTGCCACTGGTCCTCAAGGCATTCAGGGAAACACAGGAGCCACTGGATCTACTGGTCCCCAAGGCATTCAGGGTCCCACTGGTGCCACTGGTCCCCAAGGCATCCAAGGCATTCAGGGAAACACAGGAGCCACTGGATCTACTGGTCCCCAAGGCATCCAAGGCATTCAGGGAAACACAGGAGCCACTGGATCTACTGGTCCCCAAGGCATTCAGGGAAACACAGGAGCCACAGGAGCAACTGGTCCACAAGGAAATACGGGTGCAACTGGTCCTGTTGGTAATTATGTAATATCTCTCAATGGTCTAACTGGAGGTGTTACATTATATGCTGGTTCTAATATTACGCTAACTGTAGCAACAGCAGGAATAACGATTGCTTCAACCGCTTCTGGATCAGGCACACCTGCTGGAGTTACTGGTTCAGTTCAATTTAATACTGGAACAGCATTTGGTGGTTCTACAGGTTTTATTTGGGATAACACAAATCGAAGACTCGGAATTGGATTAACTGCACCATCAATAGCACTTGATGTAATTGGCGATGGTGAATTTACTGGAGATGTCTATGTTACCACTAATTTTATCAAGGTAACAAACAACGCTAGACATTGGTTCTTATGAAATTTTCAAAAAGCAGAAGTAACAATGGATATATTGGTTTAGATTATAGAACACCTTGGGGTGAAGGAAGACTTTCTCCAAGTAAACATTATCAATCGGTAATGGATCCGTATAAAATAAATCCAGAAGAAGGATCACAATATACACCCCCCGTTGAATGGAGATCTCTGCCTACTATAGTGGCAGGAAATCAAAGATTTGCTGGAGTTTATGCAGTATATAATGATACTAATCTAGCATCTCTGAATGCAACCGTTTCTTCGGGAAATTACATAGTAGATTGGGGTGACGGTACAACTGGATCGTTTGCTTCAAACACACAAGCAAACAAAATTTATACACCAGCAATATATGCTGGATTAACATCCGATGTGTTTAGAAATTATAAAACTGTGGTTATTACAGTTACTCCCGCAACAGCAAATCTGACATCTGTCAGCTTTAAACACAAATTACAATCAGTTAGTAACTGGAAGAAGTTTACCTTCAAATAGATCTAGACCATGGTTAAACATTAGAGTTGCTGGTGCAAACATAACCTCCATGAATTACCAATATTGTTATGATTTGGAGCAAATAGAATTTGTTGGCACGAATAGCATGACTTCTGGTTACGCTCATTTTAATGATTTGAGATCACTGCGAAGAATTGTCAGTTATTATACTGGAAGAATGAATAGATTTGATTTGTGTTTTAACGGAACTTATAATCTGAGAACAATTCCACAGTTTGATTTATCTGGTCTTTCGGGAAGTGCATTTGGAATGAATCAAATGTTTTATGGAGCGTTTGGACTACAATACATTCCGTGGATGGATACTTCAAGAGTAACTAGTTTTAATCAAGTTTTTTATCAATGTGTGTCATTAAGAACTATTCCACCATTAGATTTATCTAATTCTACAGATTGTTCAGGAATGTTTGTTACCTGTAATGCTTTGGAATACGTTCCATATTTGAATACAAGAAATTGTACAAATTTTTCAAATATGTTTCAGTCCTGCGTATCATTGCGTACTGCACCAAAATTAAATACATCAAATGGAACAAATTTTAATAGAATGTTTTATGATGCAAATTTTTCCAGAGTGTCCACAATATGATTTTTCTAAAGGTACAAATTTTAACGAAACATTTTATAGAATAGAAAATTTAAATAAAGTTCCACCACTAGACGTTTCTTCCGGAATAACTTTTAGTTCAATGTTTATTGCTTGTCCAGCATTAACTAGTATAGATTTAACAGGTCTTACTGGTGCTTCTTCTACAGCAAATGGACGATCATTTGATTATATGTTCCAAGCATGTTCATCCTTGAGAATTATAAAAGGTTTATGTCTTGCAAATGCAATAAATTTACAGCAATGCTTTAATAGCACAGCGTTAGATTATATTCCTGCTGACCTTCCAGCGGGAATGACAACTGGACTTCCTTCATCAGCATTTTCTACCGTGTTTGCATTTATGAACTATTTAAAAACTATTGGTAATTTTAATATGAGTGGTTTTACAGGAGCTACTTATGCTCACAATGTATTCAGGACTTTTCTCTTGGCTGCAATAGTTTAATGAGTATGGGATTAACAGGATTGCAACATAATTTTAGCATATCAAGTTCTCAATTTGGTGGAACTGCTTTAAATGATCTATATACCAGTTTAGCAGTTGTGGGTGCATCTGGTGCTGGTGCAAAAACAGTTACAGTAACTGGAAACTGGGGAGCAACAGCAGCATATGGGCATAACCCAGTAATTGCAATAGCAAAGGGTTGGAGTGTAGCAAACTAAATAATTTATATGAATACGGATAGAGGACCAGGATTTTACAAATATGATAGTGAAGAACTACTTTATGCACAAAATTATGTTTTGTCAGGAGATTATAATCTCTATACAGAACAAAAGATACGTATCAATACCCAGTTGGAGGATGGTATTGGTTTGATACCGAAGCCGAAGCAAGACAATTTTTTAATCTTCCTCCACTAGAAATAAATGAAAATGGAATTTTAAATACCAGAAACATATAAAAGTTTTGGAACAATTTTAGGAACAACAGCAGCAACAACAATTTACTCTGGTGTCACAGGCACAGCAATAGTTAACAGTATAAATTGTACAAACGGAAGTACATTGGCTGGTAATCCGGTAACTTTAGAAGTAGTTAAAGGATCCACGGCATATTTAATTTTATATCAAGTACCAATTCCAATTAATACTACCTTACAAGGTTTAGATACCTCTATAGTTTTAGAATCTAACAATAGTTTAAGATTGACACCGGGACTTGCATATCCAATGCATGTTTTTGTTTCCGTACTTGAAATTACATAATTTTGCTAATTTTTATAACCTAAAAATGGTCTAAATATTAGTAAATGTCCATCAATTTTCCCACAAATCCAATAGTAGGACAACAATATTCCTACAACGGAATAACTTGGGAATATACTGGATTTGGTTGGTCTATTGTCCCACCAGGCTCCATCTGGTATATCCAGGAACTATGTAATCTCAGTTGATGGTGATACTGGGATTGTATTTCTTCCTGCGTGGACAAATACAGATCCGGATATTTCAAATGGAATTGCAAGTGGTATAACATTTACAGTTGGTTCAAATGCAATTCAGGTTTTAGAACAATTGATATACCCATATCAACCAGTTTCATTTACTGCATTTTCTATTGGTTTGGGAAGTTCTCCTTTTGATCTTGGAAGAACTTTTGGTGCTGGTACATATACATCTACATGGAGCACATCAGGTCCTGCAGCAAACTGGACAGCAGGTTCTTTGGTCATTAGAAATACCACAAATTCAACATTGATAATTTCCGGGTTAAATTATAATAGTTCACCACAAGGTATAAGTTTGGGTTTGTGTGGTTATGCTAATTCCAAGTCAACATGTATTTGGAATTACAGGTCAACAACTATCAGGAAACGTTGTTTCTAGAAATGATACTTATTCTTGGTTGCATCGAATTCGTTGGGGTAAAAGCGCATCTGCATCTCCAACATGCTATTGCAAATTTAACAACTGGTGCTAATAGTAGATTTACAAGTTCAACTACTGCTCTTGGTACTTACACATACACGTTCCCGGCATCTGGCAGTGCAGAATATTGCTATGTTATTGTTCCAACTGCCCCTGGATCACCGGGAACGTATACGACATGGAAAGATTCCAATAACTTAACATTTACACCAGTTTCTGGAACTTTCACCGAAGCAAATTCTTATGGCGTATCAATTTCTTGGACTTGGTATCAAGTAAGTAACCCAACTACCGCAACTTTCTCGGCAACAGCATCATAATATGGCAATTACAGGATATATTTCAGTTGGTTTACCAATAGGACCTGGTTCGGTAAACGATCCATATTATGTAACTGATCCAAAATTTGGTCTTGGTGGACTTAGAACTGTAACTGATATTACAGAAAGAAATTCTATAATCAGCCAGCGTCGTGAAGTTGGTATGATGGTTTATGTTCAAGGTGATAACAAATATTATTATTTGTCTGGTGGAACAGGAAATTCTTATTGGATAGAATTTACTGGAGGAAGTGGAGGAGGGGGAACAGGTGCTGTAAGTTCTATAATAGGCACCACAAATGAAATAGAAGTAAGTTCTCCTACAGGAAATGTCACAATTGGCCTTCCAAATGATGTAAAAATTGCATCAACTCTTAACATTGGTGGAATAACTATTGGAGTAACAGGTGGAAATTCTTTAGTAATTTACGGTGGATTGGACATAATTGGTAATATAAATACTTCAGGTACACTAATTGTAGATGGTTTAATAATAACTAAAACAGCATTTCAGGGATTTACAGGAAACGATATATCAGAACCAATTGAAAATGTAACCCTTGATGGGGAGAATTTTAAGGAACAATTATGGCAACAATTAAATTTAGAAGAGGATCAGGACAACCAACAGGTTTAACTGCATATGAACCAGCTTGGGACACAACAAACAATCGTTTCTTTGTAAATAATGGCGCAACCGCTCTTTGGGTTGGTGCCAAAATAGAAAATGATTCCGCTTTAGGTGGTGCTGGTTCTTCAGCATTCGTTGTTCCCACTCAATTAGCAGTAAAAACTTACGTAGATAACCAAGTTGCTGGCGGTGCTGTCACTTCTGTAAATGGAACAACAGGTGCTGTAAGTATATTTTCTGGCAATAGCGGTATTCTTGTAGCTGGCAACTTGGAAAAGGTATTACAGTATCAAATATTGGTGTTTTGTCATTCAACGGAAATACTGGTGCTGTTCAAGGAGTATCTGCAGCAGTTGCGGGAACTGGTATTTCAGTATCTGGTGCAACAGGTTCTGTTACTTTTACAAACACAGGTGTACTGAGTAATGCTGCTGGATCTGGTATCTCGGTTTCAGCAGGCACAGGTAACGTAACAATTACAAATATTGGTGTTACCAGTATTGATGGTTCAACTGGTGCAGTAAATAACATTGCCAGAACAAATACTACAAATTCTTTTTCACAATTACAAACATTTACAAATGGTGTTTCAATTACTTCTGGTGCAACATTATCAGATGTATTGAGAATTCGTGGTTCTTTGACTGATCCGGTGGTAGAATTGAACTTTGGGATGAAAATAATGCGTTTAACGCAGCCCTTCAATTGGAAACACCGATGGCAAAAAATGCCACTTTTCAATTTGGTGGATCTGATGGATTTGTAGTTGGTGTAAATAGCGATGGTGCAACAGCAAACTGGATTGTAAAAGCCTGCAGGTGCTGGTTTACCAAATACTTGGGTTGACGCTTCAGATGCAACAACCGGTATAACTTCATTTAAATCTTTAAGAAGTGATAGACTGTTTACTCAAGCAACAACTACAGGAACGTATCAAGTTGCTCTTTCTGGTGGAAAAACAGGATATCAAGATTATTATACTGAAGATCAACTTACTTGGAATAATACTACACAAGTATTTACAGTTTCAAATCTTAATATTACTGGTGGTATTACTGCTCCAAATAACGTAAATAGAATTATTGCTGGAACAGGAATTCAAGTAAGTGGTGCTACTGGTAACGTAACAATTACAAATATTGGTGTACAATCACTTTCTGGAACTGCAAATCAAATAACAGTTTCTGCTGGAACTACTGGTGCTCTAACATTAAGTTTACCATCAGCAATAACTGCTCCCGGATCCCTTACAGTAACAGGTGATTTGACTGTCAACGGAACAACAACAACAGTAAATTCAAACTCACTTACTATTCAAGATCCAATTATAAACATTGGTGGTCTTACAAACGGAGCACCACCTGTTGCTGGCGATGTAAAAGATCGTGGTATTGCTTTCCAATATCACACAGGATCAACAAGTGCTACTGGTTATTTTGGATACGATCAAAGCAAAGCAAGATTTGTTTATACACAATTAGCCACTATTGCGAGCGAAGTTGTAACAGGAAATGCAGGAAATGCTGATTTTGCTGGAATTTTTGCTCCACAAGGAACATTAACACTTAGAGGTGAATGCACAGCAAACGCAAGTATCACTGTAAGTGGTGCTGCAACTGCCGCAGCCACATCAATAAGCAATACTGCATTTGAAACATTGTTAACTTCTTCTACAGGCATTGGAAGATTGGCAATTCAAGGTGATGCTTTGGACCCCTCATTAAAGGGAACAATAACCACAAAACGCATTTACTGCTGCTAGAACATTTACTTTGCCTGACATTACAGGCACACTTCCAGTTGCTACAACTGGTGGTGCAACAAGTGGTTGGGTTCTCAGAGGTCAGGGAGCATCTACAGTAAATACATGGATAGATCCAACTGCATCAGGATTTACGGCATTTGCAGCCACAAACTCTGTTTTGCAACTTGTTCAAGGAACCAAGACTGGTGGAACATACGGTGTTCTTTTTGCTCTTGGTACAGGTTATAGAGATGTTTTCCTAGATTCTGCAAATGATATTGTCTGGAATACAGTTAACAATACTTTAACTGTAGGAAATGGGAATGGAAGATTTGAGGGTATTGTTGATGGTGGTGGATTCTAATATTTAAAAGGAGATTTGTGATATGGCGTTTGAAAAGAAAATGATGGAGTTTTTATATAAGAAGTATTTTGAGATAGCACAACAAAATGTTTTACATGAACTTAATCTTGTAGCCGAACAATTTAAAAATTTGGAATTACAAGAAAAAATTGACGAATTGAATAAGAAATTGGAGACTTATTCAAAAAGGAAGAAAAAAGAAGAACCACAACTAGATGGTGAAACCTTCTAAATAGTAATGTAGTTATTAAGATTTAATAATCACTAGGAGTTTCACCGAGAATGGCAATTCTTCGATTTAAACGCGGATCTGGAATCCCCGCAGGACTATCACTGGGGGAACCAGCATACGATTTTACAAACAATAGATTATATATTGGTATTACAGGTGGAGCCTGCTTTGGTGGGTGCTTCTGGTGCTATTGGTGTTGCTTCTTTTAATGGATTGACTGGCGATGTGACTGGTGTAACAACTGGTAATGCCAATACATTTGGTCCACTTCAAAGTTTTACAACTGGAATCAGTTCTAGCAGTGGAACATTCAGCAACCAATTAAATGTTCAAAATTTAAGAATGTTGACAGTTGGTGGCGATGAAGGTGGTCAGATTGATTTTGGGTTGCCTGCTACAAACACAAGTTTAACTGGTGGTGTTTCAATTGACATATATCAAAATAGAGTTCGTATTTTTGAAAGTGGTGGAACTAATCGCGGAGTTTTTATTGATTTATCAGGTGTAAGTGCAGCGGTTGGAACAAATCTTATTGGTGGTGGGGGAGGTGGTGCTGTTTCCTCAGTTTCGGGTTCAGGTAATGGTATTTTAATATCACCGACTACAGGTTCTGTTATAGTTCAAAATACAGGTGTTCATAGTTTTAATGGTTTAACGGGTGCTGTTTTTGGTGTTACAAACAGCGTAGCAAATGTATTTGGACCTCTTCAAGAATTTACAAATGGTATAAGTAGCGCAGGTGGAACTTTTAGTGCACTTACAAGATTTACTACGGGAATAAGTTCTTTGGTGGAACTTTTAGTGCTCAAACAAGATTTTTGGCTGGTGTTTCTGGATCTGGTGGTGCAACCTTTTACGGTCAACTAATAGGACAAGCAGCAGCTTTTAGTGGTCTTATAATTTCTACTGCCGGATTCTCTGGAACCGGAATTACACTTAGCGGAAACCTGAGTGCTGCAACCAAGTCCTTCTTGATTCCCCATCCAGTTAAGCCCGAGAAAAAACTTCAGTACGCTTGCCTAGAAGGTCCAGAAAATGGAGTTTATGTTAGAGGAAGATTGGAAGGTTCAAATATTATCGAACTTCCAGATTATTGGACCGCCCTCGTACACGCAGAATCTATCACAGTGCAACTTACAGGCTTTGGTGAATATAAGAATTACTTTGTGAAGTCTATTGAAGGAAACAAAGTAACTATTGGTCCAAGAAGCAAGGATACAGATTGCTTCTATTTGGTGCAAGCAGAGCGTAAGGATGTCCCAAGACTAACAGTGGAGTATTGATATGGCAGTTCAATATAATCCCGGAATAATTACAGATGGATTGGTATTGTATCTAGATGCTGCGAATAGAAAGAGTTATCCGGGAAGTGGGATAACTTGGACGGACATGAGTAATATTACAAATAGCGGAACTCTTACTAACTGGACCAACCTACAACAGTGCTAATGGTGGTTCCATAGTTTTTGACGCTGTAGATGATTTTGTTTCAACATCAACTGCTACTGCAATAGGGATAAATGATGTCACTAAAAATTTCACTATAAGCATATGGTTTAGGCAGATAATAGTGCAAACGAGATGCCTATCTTTGATAATTACAACGGTGGCACAGATGTAAGCATCCGTATAAGAAACAGAAGTGGAGAATTTTTTTACAAAGTTCAAACGCACAGTCAATGTTTCTTCAGAACATGGGAACAGGATTTGGAAACGCAACATGGAACAATTTTACTTTTACATGGAATGGAACAAGCAAAACAGCAATTCTATATGGAAACACCGTGAATATAGGTTCATCGACAAATACATCCATGAGTGGGTCTTTTGATTCTGGAGCAGTATTTACATTGGAAGCCGCCCACTAAATGCAGGCGCAAAATTTGCAGGAAGAGTCGCTTGTGTTTCTGTTTACAATAAATTGTTATCTGACTCAGAAATCCAACAAAACTTCAACGCCCTCAGAGGAAGGTTTGGCATCTAATGGCCCTTTCACATTCACCTCAAATAGTCTTGGATGGATTGATTCTGTATTTGGATCAATTTAATCCAAAATCATATCCAGGTTCTGGAATTACACTTTATGATTTGAGTGGAAACAATCGTGACTATACTCTTGAATGGAGGAACATTTGTTCAAGATCCAATTTTTAATTATACTAATTCACCAACCTCAAGAGGTTATGCTCCCGGTTATCGTCAGTCTACTGGAATTTGGATGGATGGAAGTGAAAATTATATAGGGTCAACATTTTATTCTGCTATTTCTGGATTAACACAAATAACAGTTGAACTTTGTTTTGGTGTCAGGCAATATCCGTCAAATAGAGTTTTGGCTTCTACTTATGGAAATCAAACAGGAAATGATGGATTCGGTTTATTGATTGGTGGTCTTGCAACAACTCAGCCAATAACAATAGAATTTAGAAAAGGAAGTACTACACGAAGTTTTAATTATTCTCCGAATGGTGGAGGATCATTAGATAGAACTGAACCAATGTATACACATGATGTTCAGTTAGCCATGTATGGTTTTAACTCAGTTACTGCAAGAATGTGGGGTGCAGGAGGAACAGTTTTTGCAGATATATCTGTAAATGGATCAACATTGACTTCTACACAAAGTGCTGCATTGAGTGGTATAACATCAAATAATCCTTTTTGGATTTTTAGAAATCCACTAGGAACAACTGCTGGTGCAGCAAGACCTTTGGAAATGCCGATGCAGGAACTTTTGCATTCTGCAGAGTTTATAACAGACTTTTAAGTGAAGCAGAAATAAAACAAAATTACGCCGCGATGAAAGGACGGTATAAAACATCATAATGGCTATTAGCGCAGGACCACCAAACATCATCAAATGGTTTGATTTATTCCATTGATCCGGGAAACAGTAGAAGTTATGACATAAATGGAGGTGCAGTATCTTTTAGAAATTCAGTTCCAGGATTATCTGGAAATGGAAATTTAAGAGTAGGGGCATCAATCGGAAGAAGATATGGTGGTGTAATATCTTTGGATGGTTTAAATGACTATGTAACTTTGCCTCTTATGGCAAATTGGTGTCCTCAAAATATTTATGGTTATTCATCAATATCTTTTGAATTTTGGGTTAACTTAGAAGATTCAAATGAATCAACTTTTTTAAGTAGATATTATAATAGTGGTATTGGTAGAACGGCAATTGGTTTAAATAAAGGTGGATACATACTTATAAATGCAAAAACATCTTATAGTAACACAATTACAACAAATTGGTCTTTTACAAATGGAATATGGTATAACATTGTAATTACTGTTTCACCAACAGAAATTAGAGCATACAAAGATGCAACGTTATCTTTCTCGGCAAATCATGGTATTACTGCTGCATATGATGCAGGCTTTGACAGCATGAATAATGAAGGAATTGGAATAGGTTGTGCAGTTTTATATAACTATGCCCCATATACAGAGGCTTCGGCATTACAAGGTTATGTGGGATTAATTAATGTTTACAACAAAATTCTTACACCAGAAGATATTGAAATAAATTATAAAAGCATGAGGGCAAGATACAATGTTTGAAAATAGAAGATATGTAATTTTTAATGTATCGGAACTTCCATTAGTTGATTTTTCTAAAGTTTTAGAGGAATCTCCTGAAAGAACTATTAGGTCTTTAGATTTAACAAAAACAGTTGTAAAATGGGATGGAGATACACCTGAATTTGTTGAAAATTTAACAACTAAAGAAGGTATATATACACTTGAAGAAATTTGGCCAATTGTCAAAGGTCCTGAGTGGACCAATCCAAATCCCACACCCTAAATATTATAAACCATGGCTGACTCAGATAAAAATATTGTAATAACACCATTTGTTGGAGCAACAAGCCAACCAAGAATAGTATTTACTGGCCAAGGAAATGATCCAATTACTGTTCGCGTTCTTGATGGTGCCACAGGGACAGGATTGACTGCTGGTGGCGCTTTGTCATTTGAGGGGTCTGCAGGCCAATTGTTCAGCGTTGTAAATCGTTTAGGAACCGGGAGTATATTCAGCGTAAATGACATTTCTGGTATTCCCAGTATGGATATAGATGCATCTGGTAGAATCCATATGGCTGCATTCACTGGATTTATTGGAATTGGATTAACTGCACCAGCTGATAAATTAGATGTTTTAGGAAATGTAAGAATTAGTGGTGGATTATGTGCTGCTGGAATATCTGCGGGATCATATATATTAACCTCAGCAGGAATAAAAGGACTTACAGGAACAACCTATACATTCTTGTCTACAGATAATGGAGATGTGTTGACACACGATAATGCATCTGGTTGCACTATGACAATACCCACAGGACTTCCTGTCGGATTCAGTACAACTATAATAAGATTGAATGCAACTGGAAGAGTAGGATTTACAGCAGCATCAGGAGTAACTTTGAATATTTATAATGGTTTTACAGGACTGGCTGGACAACATGCCGCAGCATCCTTGATTTCTTATGCAAGCAATATTTATAATTTATCTGGTACATTGGCATGAGGCATTTACCACAATTACAAGGATTTTCTAGAAGTATAAGAGATTTGATTCCAGGATTGAGTGGATCCTGTGCAGGAATAAATTCCGCGTTGGGTGCTACAACTAGTAATTGGTTTCGTGGAGGATATGATGATGTTGCTGGTGTGTATGCTTATACTAGCAGAAGAATAGTAGATATTAATGAATCAATAATTTTAGGTGTAAGTTATGCATCCGGTTCTTATAATTTATATTATGCTAAAAATCTTGGAGTAAATAATGGTGGTGATTATTCGACTTTTAGAGATCCAATAAACCGTGGATTGGCATTGATAGCTAATGGTGGAACATTTTCTGTATCTAATTTAGATTATGTAGATTTTGGAGCTGAAGGAAGTTTTGGTGGATTTGCTTTTATTCTTAATAGATCTGAAAATAATAGAATTGTTGGATCAGTAGATGTTAGAATTACTTTTTAATAATTATTGACTATACTATAATTTGTGATATGTTATTAAAATGCTTAAAGTATATAAATTAGAATCGGATGCTCGTATTCCAAATTATGAAACTCGTAAAGCTGCATGTTTTGATTTAGCAGCGTATATTCCAGCAAACTCAAAGGTCAATATTTGGGCTGGAAAGACGCAAAGAGAATTTGATGTTCAGCATGATGGTTCAAATGGTAAGTCATATATAACGATTGCTCCAACAGAAAGAGCAATGATTCGCACAGGATTAATCTTTGATCTTCCTGAAGGGTATTCAATGAGAATCCATCCAAGATCAGGCATGGCTTTGAAGTATGGATTGATTATGGCCAACTGTGAGGGTGTCATTGACGAGGATTATGTTTATGAAACTCAGTTGATTGTATTGAATACATCTGACGAAATCATGAAAATTTACCACGGAGATAGAATTGCTCAAGGCGAACTAGTTCGCTATGAGCAAGTTTACATTGAAGAGACTTGGGAACAGCCTACGCAGAAATCAAATCGTGTGGGTGGGTTTGGAAGTACCGGGAAGAATTAATAATTATAATCCTGGTCCACGTGTCAATGCGTAATTATACTGTAACCGAGTAATCGAAGCCAAAATGTTATTGTTGTCACTTAGATTTGTAAGAGCTGTAATATAGCCATTGAGCGTGCATCCAACATTGGCTCCATCAGTGATGAGATCTTATACCAAGTCTATACAGTTTGATTATTTCCTACAGTAAATCCAGAAGTGGATGAAATTGATACAGGATGCACCATCATTAATGCTGTAATAATATGTTGTAAACGTATTTGTTAGTGCCTTGTGTGACTGTAGCTATACAGGTTTGACTGTAATAAATGATGTGATTATCACTGAATGCAACTGTAGAACCGCTGAGAGCAGTTCGTTGTGGACCATTTATGCTGTGCCCAATAAATTGTATTTTGACCAGTAAATCCAATTAGGTTTCCAAAACTATTTAGTTAAATATTGGCACAACGTCAGTAGCATTGCCATTATCACCACTAGAAGTTTCATATCCCATTGCCATCATGTCTTGCAAGGATATATTACTCATTACCATGCCATTGTTTACGTTTTCCCAAAGTTGGTGCATATCATTCCATTTAAATGGACCCATTGGGGTATTTACAATTTTGGAAGAATAACCAGAATCAACCATGTTTCCTTGCATGGCTTCAAAGAAAATTTTCATTGTTTGTTTATCTATTGACATGACTTAATTATTTATCTTCTGATTTGGGTGGTGATTTTGACTAAAATTTTTCTAACTTCTTTCCAAATAATCCAAAGTGCAATCATGCAAATTATTACATACCAAAATGACCATTCAGATGCCTGACTTGGACTCCCAAAGAATGGTTCTTTTAAAACGCTGTGAATAGGATTTCCCTTCTTGTCCAAAGGAGAAATAATTTGAGGAGTAGTGCATGAAGCGAGTAATAATAGCAGTAGAATATATTTCATGACTTATTTGCTCCTGCAGCAGTTCCAAAGTAAAAACCTACGACTGCCAATAGAACTTGACGATTCTCTTCTGCAAACAAATAACCTGGAATTTCTACAAAGTACTTTTTGGTTGTCTCAGGAATCATTCCAAAGAAACTTGAAGGTTGTGTTTGTGTAAATTCTGCAAAGGTAGAAATTCCAAAGAATGGTAGGACAAATGGTGCGGCTACTACAGCAAACAAGCAGGCCAAGCACAATCAAACTGTCTAACATTTTTGCCCATATCAAGTGGAACTCTTTGAACTGCTTTGTCTTGATTGTCTGTGGTTTGTTTATTGGCTCCCATAGCCATTTCAAACATTTCTTTGCGATCTTGGGCTTGTTGTGCCCAATAACGGAATAGGAATCCAGTGACTCCTCCACCCAATAATGATATTAATTCTGTTGGCATAAATTCCTCAATTCTTTTGTTGTGAAAGTTGCATTTCTATAGAATCACGAATATGATTCAAAATTATTCATGGCATTCTTCTTGAGCTTCACTTGGTATTTCAAAATCATGATGCCATTGAAGCAGCATAAAACCAACATTGGCTCCCTTATTTTTTAATGGCAAACAAGCATATTGAGATACATTTTCATCCTCAAAAAATCCCTTTGACATAACTGTGTGTGAAGCAAGTTGGTATGATGAATGGTGCTCTTGTTTTCAATCACCTTTGTCAATAAGGGAATATACATTGAACAGAGAGTTTCCTTGAGTTTCATTACCTGTGATGTATATCCCTTTGTATGTCGATTCGTGAGTTACGGAGAATTTACGCATTGAAATTCCATCCATTGTATACTTCACCATTATGAAACTGAATTATGCTGGCCCTCATTGACTTTGCGATAACTCTAAGTTCTGTCAAGAAGTTCATGAATTTCCGTATGTATTTCAATAAAGTTGTCATCTTTTTTCTTTGATTTCCAAAATTTTATTATTCCCCAAATGATGCCTAGGGTTCCCGCGACTACTAAAGCTGTGGCTTCAAGAAATTTTGTTGGATCTATTTGGGAAATTAGGTACATCTTAATGAAACTCCGGGTGACTTTAATATTTATATTCTTGACACCACACCTAGTGGTGCTATACTAATGCATATGACAAGAGACGAATTATTCAAATTACACGAAGAAATTTGCACCAGTGCCAAAGAATTAATGAAGAAAAAGAATGCAGATTATGCCTGCAGCACTGATCCCTTCATGAATTTTAGGCGAGCCTGAATTTTTGGGTTTCAGCACTGCTGAAATGGGAGTTTTGATCCGAATGACGGATAAGATGTCCCGAATTTCCACATTCTTGAACCGTGGTCAACTTTCATTGGAAAACGAGAGTGTTTATGACGCAATTGTTGACATGATTAACTATAGTGTCATACTTGCTGGACTGCTCAAGGATAGGGAAACAAACAAACCACAATGAAGTTTTATACTGCCTGCGCTATCAAGGGAAACAAGATTCTTGTAAGGGGATATAAGGACGGAGTTCGGTTTACCGACTCCGTTTCCTTTAAACCATCGCTATTTATTAGATCCGATAAGGAAACCAAAGTACAAGACTCTTAATGGAATTGGTGTCAAAAGAATGTTCTTTGACACCCTCTATGACTGCAGGGAGTTCCTGAAACAATACGAGGATCTGAATGATTCGCCAATTTATGGAAACACTGATTTCGTCACTCAATATCTCTTGGAGACTTATGAGAGTGAGATACTATACGATCTTTCCCAAATCAAGATAGCATACTTTGACTTGGAATGTGAAACTGAAGGTGGATTCCCGGATCTTCGCAATCCAAACGAGAAGATCAACATCATCGGTGTTCGCATCTGCTGGTATCAATTATGCCATCACAGAGAAGCAAATATCCATTCCAAACTGCAAACTTATTCTTGTTTCGTCCGAGAAAGAACTTATTCAAAAGTTTTTTGAGTTGCTTGCGCAAGGAAGACATTGATGTAATTACCGGGTGGAACGTCAAACTGTTCGATATTCCCTACATCATTGGCAGAGCCTAGATTGTTCTTTGATGACAAGGAGATTCAATCGTGGCTTCCTTTCAACTTGATGAAGGAGCGAGAGACAAACATTGGTGGCACAGACTATAGATTGTTTGAGTTTCCCGGATACACGATCCTTGATTACATGGATCTGTATAAGAAGTTCTCAGGTACAAGCCAAGAGAGTTATGCGCTAAACTTCATCGCCAAGGCAGAGTTGGATGAACAAAAACTAGACTATGCGGAATATGGTTCTTTGCGTGAGTTCTATACAAAGGACTTCCAGCGATTTGCGGAGTATAACATTCAGGATGTTGAACTGGTTGAGAAACTAGACAATAAACTTCGTCTGATTGACTTGGCAGTCTCTATTGCGTATGAAGCCAAGATTCCCTTTGATGTCGTGTTCTTTGCAACAAGAATCTGGGGAACCATCTGCTGTGATTACCTTCTTCGCAAAGACATCATTCCACCCATTCAAACTTCGTATGCAAAGGATGACCAATTTGTGGGTGCATATGTAAAGGATGTTACTCCAGGTTTGTACAAGAATGTTGTTAGTTTTGACGCTACAAGTCTGTATCCAAGCATCATAATGGGATGGAATATTTCTCCAGAGACATGCATCAAGAAAGATGCCTCTTTGAGTGCAGATGATTTCTTGAGAAGCAAAAGAAAAGATATTCCAGATTTGGTCAATGAAGCATCTGATCATAATGCTTGTTTGGCCTGCAATGGATCTATGTTTACAAATGACATTCGTGGATTCATTCCTATTCTCATTGAGCGGACATTCAATCAAAGAAAGGAAGCCAAGAATAAGATGTTGGAATTGGAGAAGGAATATGAACATTCCAAAGATTCCAATCTTCTTCCAAGAATTGCTGCATTGAAGATTCGTCAGTCAGTCAAGAAGATTTTGGCAAACAGTCTTTATGGTTGCTTGGGCAATCCAGCATTCATCTATTCGTCTCCTGAGTTGGCAACAGCCGTCACAGTCACAGGTCAAGTTATCATTCGTACTGCAGAAAACTGCATGAATGGTTATATTCGTCATCTCACAAAGGATAATGACAAAGATTATGTTCTTGCTGTCGATACAGATTCAGTATATCTGAATCTTGATGACATCATTACACAGATTCGGCAAAAGACAAAGATTACTGATATTACTGAGTTTGTTGACAAGATCTGTGAACAAAAGATTCAACCTGAACTGAAGAAAGAAATGGATCTTCTGACCAAGTCGTTGAACTGCATGGAAAACAAGATCTTCTTCAAGCGTGAAGCAATTGCATCAGCAGGAATGTTCATTGCCAAGAAGCGATATGCTTTGCTTGTTCAAGATCTTGAAGGTAGTTCGATTTGAGGAGCCTAAACTCAAGATCATGGGTCTTGGAGACTGCACGAAGCAGCACACCAGCAATTGTTCAGAAAGAAGTTGAAAGACTGCATTAAGATTATCTTGACCAAAACTCCAGAGGAGCTGCGACAATATGTGAATGAATTCTATGATGAATTTATGGTGCTTCCTATATCTGATGTCGCAGCTCCTCGGGGAGTCAAGGGAATAAACAAGTATTCTGACAATACAAAGATATACCAAACTGGAACTCCTATTGCAACCAAGGCAGCATTGCTTTACAATAGTTACAGCAAGAAGATTGGGATTGACAAGCAGTATGCAGCAATCAAGGAAAACGACAAGATGAAGTTTGTGTTTGTCAAGATTCCAAATCCTTACGGTATGGCTGGCAAGGATGCTGTCATGGGATTCATCAATAGTCCACCCAAGGAATTGGATCTTGAGAAGTACATTGATCGTAAGAAGCAGTTTGACAAAACTTTTGGTGAACCTTTGGACAATATTCTTCAAGCAATAAACTGGAAACTAAATGCACAAGTATCACTTGAATCCTTCTTCGTATGATGTAAAATATAAAACAGATATGACAAATATTTACAAAAAATATCAAGTACCAAAGATGAACAAATTAAAAACCAAAGAGGATTTCTATAATAATCCTTTTCATGTTCCTGCACGACCAACTTCTGTAATTCCTCAAGAGATCAAGGATTCTTTAAAGCAGAAAGATGAAAAGATTGCTGAGTTGACTGAGGAGATGGAAGAACTCAAAAAAGAACTGGAAACTATGCGTGCCATGATGGAGGAATGTTAAGATATGGTAAAGAAAATCAAATCTAGATATGGTGATGAAAGAATTATCACACTTCTTGAAGACGGATCTTACAAAGTCGAAGGCAGGTCAATGTATTCTCGCTTTGGCGATGGCTTATTCGATTTTGAGGGTGGGCCATGCTTTATCGTTGGTGACCGACTACTTGATGTTAAAGATGATGTAATAATCAAAGACATCAAGATTATTCATGACACTCCGGAAGGTGTCGCTGGTTGTATTTTGTATGTAAAGGAAAACAATGTCAAAGTATCTAAAAAGTCTAATCGGAAAAATAAATAACCCGGACGCAAAGATTGTTGAAGAAGGACTGGAGGGATCTGATGTCACTGGCTTCATTGACACCGGATCTTATGTGCTTAATGCACTCCTTTCAGGCAGCATCTATGGTGGTCTTCCAAACAATAAGATCTCTTGCTTGGCGGGTGATCCAGCAACCGGAAAGACATTTTATGCGATTGGAATTGCTTCTCAGTTTCTAAAAGACAACAAGGATGGTGTAGTTGTCTACTTCGACACGGAACAAGCTATTACTAGTGATATGTTCAAGCAACGTGGTATTGATACTGGAAAGAGTTGCAGTAGTTCCCGTTGCTACCATTGAAGAATTCAAAACACAATCTTTAAAAATTGTCAATGATATAATTGAACAACCTGAACAAGATAGAAAGCCTGTTTTGTTTATTCTTGATTCTTTGGGTATGTTGTCAACAGAAAAGGAAATGAACGATTCTGCTGAAGGCAAAAATGTTCGGGATATGACAAAGGCGCAGCAGACCAAAGCAACATTTCGTGTGTTGACTCTGAAACTTGGTAAAGCAAAGATTCCCATGCTCATGACCAACCACACATATCAAGTAATCGGTTCATATGTTCCAACTAAGGAACTAGGTGGTGGTGTTGGATTAAAATATGCAGCAAGCAATATTTTGACGTTATCCAAGAGCAAAGATAAGACTGATGAAGGTGTAGTTGGAATTTTTATCAAGTGCACAAATTACAAAAACAGATTTGTCAAAGAGAACATGAATGTTGAAACTCGCCTTAACTACACTTCAGGACTTAGCCGTTACTATGGTCTTACAGAACTTGCCATAAAGTACGGAATTTTCAAGAAGGTTTCCACAAGAATTGAACTACCTGATGGAACCAAGGTATTTGAAAAAAACATTGATGACGAGCCTGAGAAGTACTACACCAAAGATATCCTAGATAAGTTGGACGTAGAGATTCAAAAGGATTTCAAGTATGGACAAAGCACCTAAGTTCAAGTATGTCCCAGAAGCATCATCTGATGTTGGAGCAAATTGTCCCATTCAGATAATGGAAGGACAATACAAAAATATTATCTATCGGTATGGAAAAAATTTCATTAAAAGAAACAGAAAACGAAGAGATCAGTGTCACCATGGAAATTGATGTATTAAAAGCACCGGATGATTTTAATCAACAGCAAGAAAAATTTACAAAAGCAGTTGGACAAATATTTACACAGATTGTCGAAGAAGGAATTGAACAAGAACCCGTGGATCTTGAGGATGATGTCCATCAAGATTAATGGTGGACTTTCACTTATCCAAAGAGTATAATTAAAACATGGAATCAGTAATTCTAAAGAACTTGGTCCTCAATGAGGACTACGCTCATAAAGTTGTTCCGTTCCTTCAAGAGGAATACTTTCACGACAAGTCAGAGAAGATAATCTTTGGTATTGTCGGAAAGTTTATTTTAAAGTACAATAACATTCCAACAAAGGATGCTATTTTAATCTCACTTGGAGATGAAAAGACTCTCAGTGAAGTTGAGTTCAAAAAGTGTACATCGATAACAGATGAGATGTACAAAGAGGGAGAGAAGTCTGATACTGTTTGGCTAGTTGAACAGACAGAAAAGTTTTGCAAGGAAAAGGCAATCTACAATGGTATCATGGCATCCATCGGCATTATTGAAGGAAAAGACAAGGAAAAACTCAAAATGCTTATTCCTGATATCATGTCAAAAGCTCTTTCTGTTTCTTTTGATACTAGAGTTGGCCATGACTTTTTGGAAGATGTTGACGAGCGATATGAATATTATCACAGAATAGAAGAGAAGGTTCCCTTTGACCTTGAGATGTTCAACAAGATTACACGGGGTGGAACCAGAAGAAGACTCTGAATGTAGTAATGGCTGCATCCGGTGTTGGTAAGAGTGCATTCCTATGCCATCATGCAGCAGCATGTTTGTCTCAAAATCTTAATGTTCTCTACATCACTTTGGAGATGGCAGAAGAAGAGATTGCAAAGCGCATTGATGCAAATCTTTTGGATAGTGACATGCATATTCTTGAGCAGATGCCATTGGCTCAGTACGAATCAAAGGTTGAGAATCTAAAGAAGACATGCAAGGGAAAACTCATTATCAAGGAGTATCCCACCGCTGCTGCAAATGTCACCCACTTCCGTAATCTTCTTGAAGAACTTAAGATCAAGAAGAAGTTTACACCGATGTAATTTTTGTTGACTATTTGAATATCTGCTCATGTGCCAGGTTCAAACTTGGAAATGGTATGAACAGTTATACATATGTCAAAGGTATTGCAGAAGAACTTCGTGGTATGGCAAAGCAATTCAACATTCCTCTTTGGACTGCAACACAGGTTAATCGTGAAGGTGCCAAGAGCAGCGACATGGAGATGACAGACACATCCGAGAGTTTCGGTCTTCCACAGACTGCGGATTTCTTCTTTGCCTTGATTGAGAACGAGGAACTTGCAGAAGCAGGTCAACTCATGGTGAAGCAATTGAAGAATCGTGGAAACGATACTACCAAGAACAGAAAGTTCTTGGTGGGTGTAAACAAGTCCAAAATGAAATTCTATGATGTGGACAATGCAAATTCAAATTTGGTGAATTCCAATCAGACTGAAGAAGAGGGTTTTGGATCAGGTTCAGACGGCCAAGGTTTTAATCCAAAATTTGGAAAGAAGCGCAACAAGGCAATCAACTGGACTTTTGAAGAAGCCAAATGACACTATATATTGATAAGAAGTTTGTCAATCTGGTATCAGGTTCACTTGAAAAGTTCAAGTGGAAGAAAGATACACTAGCCACATGCAGGTGTTTCAAGTGTGGCGACTCACAGAAGAATAAGTCCAAGACAAGGGGATACTTCTTTGAGCACAAAGGCCATTATGTTTACAAATGCCACAATTGCGGTTTTTCTTGCAATGTATATTCTGTACTTGAAAATAATCAGCCCAACGCTCGCAAAAGAATATGCATTTGAAAAATTTAAAGACTCGCATCCGAGAGAAACTGAACCGAAACAGGAAGTTGCCCGCCAACCAGGTGTTTACTGATCTCGGAACAAGGCTTGACCTACTCAATGCTGACCACAAGGCGATAAAATATGTTAAGTCCCGTGAAATCCCCAAGGAAAAGTATTGCAACTTTTATTATTGCACTGACTTTGCAAAAGTCATGCGATCCTTTGACCGCGACGGAACCAAGGAAGATAGACTCATCATACCATTCTATAATGACCTTGGGGAGCTTATCGGAGTTCAAGGCCGCTCTCTTGACCCAACTGGCCAAGCGATTCGTTATATCACTCTGAAACGTGAAGGCGAAGAACGCCTGTGGTACAACCTAGATAAGATAGAGCCACGGGATACTGTATATGTAACTGAAGGTCCCATCGACTCCATGTTTATTCCAAACGGAGTCGCAATGCAGGGTGCTGGTTGGTTGGCGGAAATGCCTGATAAACTGAAGAAGTCAAAGGTAGTGTTTATCTTTGATAATGAACCAAGAAATTTTGAAATAGTTGCTTTGATAGGAAAGTACGTAGAGGCTGGACGAAATGTAGTAATCTGGCCAGAAGAAATAGATAAAAAAGATGTCAATGACATGGTATTGGCTTATGGCGTAAACACGACCATGAAACTGATAATCAACAATGTCTATTCTGGACTTGTCGCAAAAATGAAGTATACTTATTGGAAGAAGGTTTAAATGAAAGACGATAACGACGAAATGACAGAGGAAGAAATTCTCAAGGCTAGCGAAGCATATCTCATGTTTGTACAGAGATTTGGAGAATATGTTAAGGAAATGAATCCTGAACTTTGGTCAAAGGCGCGAGAATATGCCGCAGACTTTACCAAGATTCCCGGTGTTAGCGTTGAACTTGTAGATAATGATGAGGATGAGAATGACACAGACAACACAAAGCGTGCGTCCGAGCTGATATAAAGGTTCTTGATTGTGGACATGTTCAGTTGATTGATTGGATGGGTTCAGATCTTAGCATCGTGAACGCAGCAAGAGTCTCCTTCAACAAGGAAAGTTCTTGGGAATATGCTGACAGCCATGTTCCTTCTCAATCTTTATCTGAGCGAGATGCAAAATTAATTAAGTATCTTGCCAAGCACAATCACTTCACTCCATTTTGTCATGCTACAATTTCTATTCGTGTGAAGTGTCCAATATTTGTTCGTGCCCAACTTGGCAAGCATCAGATAGGTCTGACAATGAATGAGGTCAGCCGTCGATATGTTACATTTGATCCTGAAGTCTATGTTCCTCTTTGGAGATCTGCTCCAACTGACGGAGCAAAGCAGGGAAGCAGCGGAAGAATTGAAGATATGGATCTCTGCATTCGCATGAGACAAGAATATGAAGGTGTTGCCAAAGATTGCATCAAACTTTACAACGATCTTCTTGCAGACGGTGTTGCACCAGAACAAGCCCGTTCCATATTGCCACAAGGCACGTATACGGAATTTGTTTGGACTGGATCGCTATATGCATTTGCTCGTATTTATAATCTAAGAATTGATGCACATGCACAATGGGAAATTCAAGAATATGCAAAAGCAATTGACAAAATAATTGCTCCACTTTTCCCAGTTTCGTGGCAAACTCTAACAACTAAATAAAGACACCAATAAAGAAAGGCCAATTATGCCAGAAGTTTTATCACCATTTCAATCGTTTATTTTTATCTCGCGCTACTCACGATGGCTTCCATCAGAAAATCGTAGAGAAACATGGGATGAATGTGTCGATAGATGGTGGAATTACTTCACTGACAAAGTTCCAGCATTGGCAGAACGACCAGACATCAAAAAGCAATTTTGAATCTTGAAGTTCTTCCATCCATGCGCAGTCTAATGACTGCTGGACCTGCATTGAATCATGACAATACTTGCTTGTACAATTGCTCGTACTTGCCTATTGATTCCATTGATTCATTCGCTGAGTTGTTTGTAATTCTCATGAATGGAACTGGTGTTGGCTACAGTGTAGAACGACAGTACACTGATAAACTTCCTGCTGTCGCAAATAAAATAGAAAAGGATTTTAATGTTATCGTCAAAGTTGAAGACTCTAAAGAAGGTTGGGGAAACGCTCTCAAGGAAGTTCTACGACATCTGTATTCGGGTCGTCACGTTAAATGGGATGTTTCCGGGATCCGACCCGCTGGAGCCTAGACTTAAGACTTTTGGGGGTAGGGCTAGTGGGCCTGCTCCTCTTGATAATCTCTTTAAGTTAATTGTAAAGGTATTCTATGCAGCACAAGGAAGAAGACTTACTGCTTTGGAATGTCACGATATTTGCTGTGCTATTGCTAATGCTGTTATCGTAGGTGGTGTTCGTCGTTCTGCGATGATTTCACTCAGCGATCTTTCTGATCGTGAAATGGCATTGTGCAAGAGCGGAGCATGGTGGGAGCAAGCAGGATATCGTTCATACGCAAACAATTCTGCGGTCTATCGTGGTCGTCCACCAATGGGCCAATTCCTTGAGGAATGGACTTCACTATACAACAGCCATAGCGGTGAGCGTGGTATGATCAATCGTAAGGCTTTGCAAGAGCAAGCAGCCAAATGGGGTCGTGATCTTGATTGTGAGTATGGAACGAATCCATGCTCAGAGATCATTCTTAAGCCATTTGAGTTTTGCAATCTTTCAACGGTTGTTGTTCGTCCTGATGATACAGCAGCAACACTCAAAAGAAGATTGAAATGGCTACAATCATTGGTACTGTTCAATCCACCTTCACAAACTTCCCATATCTTCGTCCTGAGTGGAAGAAGAACTGCGAGGATGAAAGACTTCTTGGTGTCAGCATGACTGGCATCTATGACAACAAACTCACCAGTGGTCTTGAAGGCAAGCCAAAGTTGATTCGTTTGCTTGAATCTCTAAGAGATCATGCAACTGCCACCAATCTTCACTGGGCAGAGAAGTTGGGAATCAATCCAAGCAAGTCGATCACTTGCGTCAAGCCAGAGGGCACAACTTCGTGCTTGGTAGATTCTGCATCTGGTCTTCATCCAAGATATGCAGATTATTATTATCGTAGAATTCGCATTGACAAGAAGGATCCAATCTACAATCTCATGAAAGACCAAGGTGTTCCTTGTGAGGATGATGTCATCAATCCAAACAATACTGCAGTCTTCACATTTGCAATGAAGGCTCCCCGTGGAACAATCACCACAGAAGATCTTCGTGCATTGGATCATTTGGATCTTTGGAAGACATATCAAGAGCACTATTGCCAACACAAGCCTTCTGTGACGGTAAACTATCGTGACAGCGAATTCCTTGAAGTTGGAAATTGGTTGTGGGAAAATTTTGATGTTGCAACCGGAATTTCATTTCTTCCGGGTGGTGACAATCACACATATGCTCAGGCTCCGTTTGAGCAGATTGATGCGGCAACTTATGGCGAACATCCAAAGATTAAAGTGAACTTTAAAGAACTTTCAAAGTATGAATCACAGGACAACACAGAGGCAGCAAAGGAATTTGCATGTTCTGCAGGAGGTTGTCAGATAGTGTAACATTGATGGAGTGTAGCACTAACGGAAGTGCAATCCGCTGTTAACGGATCGGTTACAGGTTCGAATCCTGTCACTCCAGTTCAAAATGCCACTTTAGGCTCAATGGTAGAGCCTTGCTTTTGTAAAGCAGAGGTTGCGGGTTCGAATCCCACAGGTGGCTTGAGTATACTCAAGCGGTCAACGAGGGCACACTGTAAATGTGCTGGCATTGCCTACGAGGGTTCGAATCTCTCTGCTCGCACTAAATAATTGTATGCGTAGTCCAGCAGCGAGATAATCGTCCGGCTGATAGGATCTTTGATCTAGAACAGAGATCTGATAAGCAATAGAGGTGCAAGTCCTCCACTACGCTTTGGTATTGTTGATATCAGATAGAAATGTGTATGACACGGGAGTTCGAATCTCCCCGGATCCACTATACGGGTCCGACAGGCATCGATCAGCGCAAAGTATTAAAGAAGGAGATACCCGACACGGGTAACAAGTGTCGTAAATAAACAGTTGCAACAACAAAAGCCGCACCATTGCGGATGGCTGCTTAAAGCAGTGGGGTTTCCCGGTTTTCCCGCGACTGAAAAACCGGGATTTTTTATTGGCATAAATAATTTTGCCAAAGGATGTTGGATACCGCATTTTCTCTTGAGTCTTCGAAGTACCACCCAACAGAAAATTTAGGTCCACATCCTTTGAGCGAGGTATAAATACCTATGTTCTATATGCTTGTAGGTGTTGACTACTCAATAACTTGTCCGTGCTTGTGTCTGTTTGACGAGCGCAAAGACTTTAAATTTTCAAACTGTTTTTTTATTATCTGACAAATACTAAAAAATTTGCAGATAAAATTTTACCAAATATTACTGGAGAAAGTTTTCAGGAATATGTGGCCGATGTAGATCGGTTTGACAGCATATCTGATTGGGCATCAAATTTATGCATAGGGGCTTCTGACGTAGCCATTGAAGGGTATTCTTATGGCAGCAAAGGCAAAGTTTTTAATCTTGCCGAGAACATGGGTATCTTTAAGCATAAGCTCTATAAGGCCGGGGTTCCCGTGACCATCATAGAGCCGTCCAAGGCAAAGAAACTCGCCACAGGCAAAGGTAACGCTGATAAAGTGGCAATGTACAAAGCCTTCTCCGAAGAGACGGATACAAATTTAGTGTTCACTTTTAATCAAAAATCTTTGACAAATCCGGTGACGGATATTGTGGACAGTTACTATATTTTAAAATCTTTGCTGGCTACCAAAAATTAACGAACGTAGCGAACAGCAGATCCCTTGCCAGCATTGTCAAGTCGGTCATGGAATCTCTTTGGAACTTGACCAGATCCCTTGATTCTTGAGATCACTTCATTCCATGCACTTCCACAAACTTTAGTGGGAGTTAAAGTTGAATCGAAGGCAATGGAATTTCTTTGAGCACCCCAATTTTTGGCAACTTTCTTTTTCCCACAGTTTGGACACTTTTCCTTGGTGGGTTGGTCGTTCTCGCTCATCTTGAGGAAAACTTCAAATTCATGTTTACAGGCACCACATTCGAATGAATAATTAGGCATTGTTTTTCTTCCTAAAAGTAATTAGCATGTGGTCAAACAGGAATCCATAGGCAGGTTCCTTTGGTTTGTTTTTGAGTTCCATCTTTGCTTCCTTTGGTGTTCTGTTTCCTTTGGTCGTATTGCAATCTTTGCATGAAGTTACCATATTGACCCAAGTGGATCCACCACCTTTTGATCTTGGAACAACATGGTCTACCGTGGCTGTCTTTTCACACAGATCAATTCCACAATATTGACAGACATAACTGTCTCGTCGGAAGATATTCTTGCGATTTGCAACAACCTTCTTGAAAGGCAATTTTACATAATATTTAAGAATCAAAATTTTTGGAATCTTGACAATTTTGCTGACAGAGACAACTTCATAGTATTCGGGGGATCCTTCATCGATCCACACCTTGTCCTTTGACATCAACTTGAATGCTTTTCCAACGGTAATGATATTCAGCGGTGTATTATCTTGGTTGAGCAAGAGAACCTGCTTAGTCATACCTTTTAAGTATTTATGAAAATCTAAATATTTTACAGCCATGGATAATAATAAAGATAGAAAATTTTATTGGGAAGTCAAGGATTTCATGAACAAAAAGCATGAGCCAAAGCCTTCAACTCCTTCGTCAAGTCTAAAGGATAGCATAAAAAACGTACTAGAGCAAAATAATTCTTATGTACAAAAGACATTTGACCAAAATTCACAGGCTGTCAATATTGGTTCAAACTTCATTTCTCAAAATGCAACTGTTCAAAAAGGTTACAACACAAATTGTGTAGCATACACAAAGAACAAAAATATCAACGATTTTAGCGTTGGTAAGATGATAAACGAACAAGCAACTTCTTTTGGACAATCAAATAGAGGTGGTGGTTCTGTTGGTGGTCCCGGTGGGGCTGGCGTAATGGGTGGTGGCGGTGGTGGCGGTGGATCATGGCGTGAAAGAAATCCAGAAGCATATGCCAGAAATGTTGCTGCTCAACAAGAACTAGAAGCAAAAAGAGCACAAAATGTAACCGCAAGTCGCAGACGTAGAGCAGAAGATGAGGCTGCAGATTATAACACCACTCAACCACAAGGACCAACTCCAACTGGAGGAAATATCGGAAGTGAACTTGAAATGGATCCAAACGATCCAACTATCCCATTGGACAATCCAGCAAATAGAGCAAAACTAAGAGATTTTAGACAAGGTAAACAAGCGGATTACATGGCAAAAAGAATGGCCGAAATATCAAATCGCAATCCATCAGCATCTGATGTAGCAGAGTTAAGTTTATTTAAATCAATGACACAAGGAAAAGAAGCAAGCGTTGGTTTAGGATCTAAACTTACACAAAGAGTAGGACAAGAAGGTGCATGGGCAATGGATGTAATGAAAAATGATACTCAAGATAATTTGGCATTTGTTTCTAGTCAATTAGGAAGAAAAGAAGCAGAAGCCAAAGCAGCAGAACAAAAAGCATACGATGATCAACTTGCTGGCGAACGATATGCAAAAATGCAAGATCAAATTATTCAAGGCACAAACATGACGTATGGACAATTCAAGGCTCAATACGGACGAGATTATGATGCAAGAAATCCAGAAGATTCTGCAATGCTTGTCCGTGCTGCAAGTAACCGTTCTGCATTCCGCGTTTCACCAACAGCACGTGCATTAAATCAAACTACCGTAGATTTCAATAGATCCTACAGAGACATCAATGCAGCCAACGCATCCCGTCAAGGAGAACTTGATCGTAGAGTAGATACTGCTCAAAGAGATTTGGATCAATTCAATGCTGATCGCAGGGGAACTGTTCAAGAGAAATTCAAGCAATTCAAACACCTGCATTTATTCAAGGTGTTGCTCAAGATATGGCTCGCGCTGTTGGTGGTCAAATTAGAAGAACAAATATGATTCCTCCAACTCCTCCACAAAGACAAACAGCAGCCAGACCTTCTTCGGCATCTCAAACAGCACCAAAAACCTACAGGATCTAATATGGATCATCTGACAAATCTCTATCGTAATAGAGCAATTCAATTACAGAACAAAGTTCAGTTGCTTGAGCAACTTCTTTCTGAAAAGGAAGACAAGGAACCGAATGTGTACAGACAATCCGAGGCTTCTGCTGCTATGCAACAACCATGGAGAGTTGCTGCAGGACAAGAAGCATCTGTCCCTGAAAAACAAATGGCAGAACTTCAGGCAAGATTTGAAAAAGAACTAAAGAAAGAAACTCTCTTAAGAAAAGCACAAGAGGAAAAAATCTTGCTGCTATGCCACCTGAAATGCGCAAAGAATATTTAAAAGGCGCTGATAAAATAACAGATGAAATGGTAAGAGATCAGGCTTTAAAGGCTGTTGTATTCAAGCATCCAGAACTTTCTGATGTTCTCCCCGAACAAGATTATGAAAGATTGGCTGGAAGTTTGACAAGTCCTCTTGTTGTTAGCAAGAGAGGAACTTTCTATGAACATCAACCAAATCTTTCCTCTGAAGCATTGGAGGGGTTAGTTGCCGCACAACAAGCAGCACAAGGTCCCACCGAAGATGGTGGAAATAGAGTTGGTTTCCAAATCGTAACACCAGCACATAAATCTTTCAAAGATGCTGGTTCTTGGGAAAAATTTGTAACAAAAACAATTGAAGCCTCTAAAGATCCTGAAAATATTAAATCAGCTATTGCGATGGGAATTCCAGTTGGTATTGCTAGAAAAGGCGGACAATTACTTCTTAAACCTGTTGTTGGTGCAATAGAAAGAGCTGGAGCAAAAACAGCCGCCAAAGCAGTATCTGCAATACCTGATGTTGCTTTAGGAACAGCATTGGTTGCGGGAACTGCAATTGATGTCGCACAAGAAAGAGAAAGAGCCGCCAAAGGACTTTCAAGTACTACTTGGCAAGAAACTCTTGGAAGATTGGTTCCATCACTTGCATATGGTGCCCCCGGCTTTGCCACAGGGCAGGGTGTATTTGGAACTGTTGGTGCGGCTGGACGATCCAGAATTTCTTCTGGCATGGTTCCTTCTGCACGCGGTGAAATATCTGTAAAACCAGAACCAGCAAGAGCAGCAGGACCAAAACTACCTGAAACAAAATTTGAAGTTCCAGCACAAGAACCATTTGCTCCAAAAATGGAGCCAATGACCGATGTAAAACCAAGAGTAAGAATGGTCCGTGGAAAATATGGTGAAATTACATTTGAATTGGTTGGTGAAAGAGGACAAGTACAAGTTCCCGGTGGCCAAAGAATTTCAGGCAAACCAGAAGGAATCAATCTTCGTGGTATGGAAGGACGAAGACCAAGTGAACCAAAACCATCTCTACCTCTTCCAAGTGAAACCGCAGTACCAAAAGCACAACAAACACAAGCATCAGTTGTTTCAGACATTGCAAACATGATTATTAATCCGCTTCAATTTTCACTAGATAAAATTAGAGCGGAAAGAATGTCTCCAAAACCAATACAAGTTGGCGTAGAACCTGCTAGATTGCCGACTCCAACTACACCTAAACAAATAAAAGCATATTTTGATGAACCATATGCTTGGCGAAAAGCTTATGCTGATGCTGCAGCCAAAGCAGAACCAACTTTCTTCAGCTAAACCAACAGAACCACCATCTGCAGGAAGAGTTGCAGCCACAGTTATGGGAATTCCTGGAGCAATTTCAGCCGCAGAAGCACCAATTACACCAAGAGGACTTCCACCAGTTGCAGCAGAAGTTTCAAGAATGCCTGCACGAACTGAAACTGCTCCAAGAATTGTTGTAGAGCACTGGAGTAAGCGCACCATCAGCAAGACCTAGCGGAGTTTCTGTTTCTCCAGAAGTTTCTCCTGCTCGTACTCCAACAAAATTAAGTTTATTGGACTTGGTAATGCCCAAGCAAATTGGAGATACCGTAAAACAAGCAGCAAAAGCACAAGAAACCGCTAAAGAAGCAGAGAAGGCACCTGAAGCAGCAAAAGCACAAGAAACCGCTAAAGAAGCAGAAAAAGCACCAGAAGCAGCAAAAGAAGCAGAAAAAACTGAAGATGCTGCTAAAGATATTGCAAAAGAAACTCAAAAAGCAACAGAAGATGCAACTCAAAAAGCAACAGAACGTGCAGAAGATACTAGCAAAGAAACTTCAAGTTCAACTGTAAGCGCTTTGGCTACTTCTCTGTCAACTGCAGCCACATCGGTTGTGAATACATTTAATCAATGGGGACAAAGCAGAGTAAACTATCCACCAGATAAACCTCCTGTTGCACCTCAAAGACGAGGTCGTGGTAACGAAGGTGGTGGATTGACACCTGGAATTCCATCAAATAAAGGTGGTATGGGTACAGGTGGAAAGGGTGCTCAAGAAAAATTGGGTATTGATTTGACGGCAGATTCTTGGGGTGGAAAATATTCAAGATATTTAAAAATTGCACCTTCGTAATTTAGTGTTATAATTACATAAAGTCGTACTAAGTGAATATAAAAACATTTACACATAAACCTATTGAAATTTCTTGGAAACTTGAAGAAGTAACTCAAAACGGATCGCGTTTCTACAAGACTCCTGCTGGCATTTTTCCAAGTGTCACCACGGTTGTTGGTTGGGAAAAACAAAAATTTTTCAGTGATTGGCGAGCAAAGAATCCTGAAGAAAGCAAGCGAGTCACTTCACGGGGAACAAAGTTTCACACATTGCTTGAAAATTATCTGAATAATGAAACTTTAGATTATGACAATATTCTTTCCACACAGAAATCTCTCTTCTCTCTCATAAAACCAGAAATAGACAAGATTGACAATATCATTGCTTTGGAAACTCCTCTGTTTTCAAAGACAATAGGACTTGCTGGTAGAGTTGATTGCATTGCCGAATATGATGGAAAACTTTCCATCATTGATTTCAAGGCAAGCACAAAAGAAAAGCGTGAATCCGACATCGATAATTACTTTGCCCAAGCAACTGCTTATGCATTGATGTTCCAAGAAAGAACGGGAATAAGAATAGATAATTTTGCAATTTTAATTGCTTGTGAAGATGGTCTTCGTCAAGTCTTCTCCGGACAACCGCTTAAATATGTTAGGCATCTGTCTAATTTAATAAAGCGATACAAGGAGGCTAACGATGTACCAAGAGCAGAAGACAATTGAAGATCAAGTAAACACCAAAGGAACCAAACTTTGGATGCAGATGAATGATAACTCCAAGGCCGCAAAATTGCGAGCCTTGTTTGTTCAACAGCACGGTGGCTTCTTCCTGCAAGACGGAAGATACTGGATTTGGAAAAGTCCAATCGAACAAGAAAATGGTTATTGGCTGAAACGTGCTGATACGGGAGAAAAAGTCTTCTTTACAAGCATGACTGAGTTTGGTGCAAAGCATGGACTTTCTTGCGTAAAAATTTGTGAGTTGATGAACGGCAAAAGAAAGACTTATAAAGGCTGGACAGCCGTTGAACTTCGCCCCGTTCAAAAACAAGAAGGTGCAAAGAAAAAGGCAAAGAAACCAAAGAAGAAAAAGATTCAAATAACTATGTCTGCAACTTTTGTGGACACAAGAACAAATCAACAAATTCAGGTTTCAAGTATTTCCCAGTTTGCCAAAGAAAATAATCTAGACTATGCCAATCTTAGAAAATTGGCAATTGGCAAAAGCAAAAACCTATAAACATCTTAAATTATACAATCCATTTGAGATTCCCGGCGAATCTACGGAAGGCTAAATAATTTGAGATGAACTTCATTACTCTTTTACAAAAATTACAAGAAGCAGCCACACCCAAAACAGGGCAATCTATGCAAAAGGATCGCTCCAAGGGCACTGGTACCGATGCAAAGGCCAAGGATGCTGCCAGAAAGCGTGCAGAAAGATCACGCCAAGTTCCCCGTGACCGAAAGCCAAAGCAGGAATTGGTCAAGGAAGTCATTGCTGTAAAGACCAGAGATGGTCGAATCCAATTAATCTTCAAAGATTCATTTAATGAATCAGTCCACGAAAGAGTCAGCAAGGAGACAATGACTCTTGAAGAAGCCCAACAAATTTCAAAAGATCCAAAATTTGAGCAAACACGAGCTTCTAAACTTCTTTTTGGAGATGTAAAGGACAAGGAACCCGCTGAAAAAAGGGTGGCAAAAAAGAAGAAAAGAAAGAGGGTGGAAAACCTTCTGCAAAAGGCAAGGAAGAAAAAAGGAAGACGGCAAACCAAAAGCAAAAAGACTTTCCAAAGAACAAATCTTCCAAGCCATGAGCCAAATGAGTGCTGATCAATTGGCAACTATGCCTCTTGACATGCGCCAAGATTATTTCAAGATGATGCGTAAACCTCCAACGAACGTTGATTTTGACAATGTTTCATTTGAGGCTTTATCGGTTAAATACGCAATCAGCCCAATTTCAAGTTTGCCATATAATCAGCAAGTATTGAACGCATTGATGTTCTTGGCCAAGATCAAGGCAGGTGCATCTGACCAAGAGATGCAGACATACAGTGCAGTTGCACCAAGTGCAACAGAGTTTACAAGAACAGCCTTCAACACCGCAAGAAAGATTCTTTCACAGATTGGTGAAGAGTGCATTCAAAATTTAGTTTCTACAGTAGAAACTGGTGGACAGCCGGTTAATGCAGAAGGTTCAGTTGACATGGAATGTGGAAACTATAAGTTCAAGGTTTCTGCTGGTGGTGAAATGTCTTTGTCAACTACACAGTTTGATCAATCAAACAAGTCCTTCAGAGGGCTTATTGGCAATGCATTGATGCAAGCATTGTCAAATCCAAAATCAATTCAATCAGATCCACGCCTTGCAGAACTGATGCAAACAGGTTCTCAGGAATCACAAAATTTTCAACAACCTTGATTCCTGATGACATGGTTCAACAATTAATGCAAGATCCAGATATGGCAAAACAACTTCAATCCTTGAAGTTGAAGGATGCAACTGGAAAGGACATTGGCCCTGTCATCGATGAAGAAGGAAACTTGAATCCACTTGCATCATTGAGCAACTACCAAAATCTTTGGCTTGATCGAAGCAAGAGCATACTGGCAGGAAACAAATCTTCCGCCAAGTCTCCATTCCGAGCCCTTGTTGCTTCCAGCATCTTAAAGAATTATCTTCGGGGTGATGGAATTGTTGATCCCAAGATGGCTCCAAACCACTTGGTCACGGTCAATGGTGTGTTTCCAATGACAGATCAATATTTTGATGCAATTTCAACCCAAGCAGACATTGATGTAAAGCCCGCGAAGGATGTAATCAATTCATCAAACATCGGATCCTTGAAAGCATCTTCAGCCGAAGCAATGAAGAAATACCGTGTGGTTGTTGAAGCAAAGGAAGAAAAGGAAGCCAGAAGCCATCTCTCAAGCAGGCTTTGGTCAACATCAAGGACATCGATCCGGTGCAATTGATGGTATCCAATATAGTGGATAACAGGGATTTCTTATTCAATGTAAGTCTGTTGCCAGGATTCAGTCCAAAAGATTTGAATGCAGTTGAATACAACTATGTGACAATTGGAAAGAAAACAATAAAGATTCCTGTAATTACTCATGAAAAAGTAGCACAACAAATGGTGCAGGAATCTGCATTGTTGCTCAACGATTGTCTTATTGAAGCCTTGACAAATAATTTTGTTCTTCGTGCCTTCAGAAATGTTGAACTTTTGACTGATTCAGAGCAAGCACTGTTTGAAACAAACCCAGCAGTCTTGCTTGAGTCATATGAAGATATCACTCCTTTGAAAGAGATTTACAGATCAATAATGGAAAAGATTCAAATGAATCCTTCAATTCTTGAGGCATTCATTCTTCAACTTGAAGAAGCCGAAAGAGACTATAAGAAGGAATACAAGAATTATCATGGTAAGGCGAAGCAAAGAAAAGAAAGAGCAGCCAGAACTGCTGCCCGCGAATTGATGATCAAAGAAGGGTAGAGCAAAACGTGGTGATGGCAAGGACATTGATCACAAGAAGCCTCTGCGCAGCGGTGGTTCCAAAGGCATAAATAATCTACGCGTCAGAGATAAATCTTCCAATAGATCTGACAATGGCCACAAAAAAGGTGAAAAACAAAACAAAGGTAGCTGGAAATGATCTCCAATCACATAAAGTTGATAACTGAAAAGTTTATTCAGATTCCGGTTTGGGAAAATGGTTCAACAAGGAATCTGCTGGTGGTGGACCTGGTTGGGATCGTTACAATACCAAGGGTGAAAGAGTCGGCAAATGTGGTGATGCCAAGGAAGGAGAAGCCTATGCTGCATGCCTGAGTCGTCAAAAGGCAGATAAACTTGGAAAGAAAAAGATTGGAAGTTTTGTACGCAGAAAGCGTGCAGCACAAAACAAGGCAGGAAGAGGCAAGAAGGGCGAAGGAAAGAGCGGAAAGAAGCCAATCTTTGTAAAGACGGGGGTGACTGAAGTAAAGGAATGTTTTGATTCTTTCTTGGTTGAAAATTCAAATCATGTCATTCCATTAAAATTTGCAAGCATTGAAGCACAGGAACTTCTTCCATTTGATTTGATCATCAATGAAAATGGTGATTTCCTGAATGTAGACATGATTGAAATTACAGAAGATGGGAAGTATGAAGTAACCTTCACAGATGAATTTGGCTGCGAATTGAAAGAGTCTTTCAGTCCAGATACAACTATGGGATTTGTTGATGTAACTGAAGGTGGAGAATACAATGACTTTGATGAAATGCTGGAACTTCACGAAGAAGAAAAGAAAAAAGTCAAACTCAACAAGATCATGCGTGGTGATGTCAAAAAGTACAAAGTTTATGTAAAGAATGATAAAGGAAATGTCGTCAAGGTAAACTTTGGTGATCCTAACATGGAAATCAAGCGTGATGATCCTGCACGAAGAAAGAACTTCCGTGCCCGTCATAACTGCGACAATCCCGGTCCTCGTTGGAAAGCTCGTTATTGGGCTTGTAAGACTTGGAGTGCAAAGCCAGTTTCTGCCATGTTGAAGGAATCAGAAATTCTTGATGAAGCCAATAACAAACCAAAGAATCCAAAAAAATGGTCATCCTGCATTGCACAAGCAAAACAAAAATTTGATGTGTATCCATCTGCATATGCAAACGCTTGGGCTGCAAAATGCTACAAAGGCAAAGGTGGAAAGTGGAAAAAATTGACAGAAGAGATCGCAGAATATGCTCTTAACAGCATGAAGAACAAAATTTATAATCCAGATCTTTTTGGATTGATAAAGAATAGAAACGGTAAAAATTAATCTAAATAGAAGAGAAGCCATGAAATTTAAACAATTACTTTCAAAAATCAACACATTGGTCGAAAATGCTCCTGAGCAAACTTTCGGTGGTGGTCTTTACATCGGAGATCCCCAAGGAGCAGGAAAAGTTTCAGCTCTTTCCGACAAAGGAACTTTTAATCTAAAACTTCCTCGTTCGATTGATGCAATCAATGCATTGCTTCATACCTTTTCAAACAGAGATTACATCGATCCAGATGGTCTGACAGGCATCGTAAAGCAGAAGTTGAATCACTTTGGCCTTGACTTCTCTTGCAGTGGCAAGGTTGGCGATGGCGAGAATGTATATGAACTTGTTCAATACGGAAGCCCACAACTGGGTGTATATGGACAAAATCCTTATGATGATGTTAATAAGACAGGCTTTAAGCAAGGTGATGGAATCAAGGAAAAACTAGGCCACTCCCTAAATTTGGTAGTATCTGTTCAAAGAATGCCAAATGGTCTTCGTAAAAGTCGGAATGATGATTGTTCCAGCCAATTCTTCTTCATACAACAGTGACATGGCAGGTTCTGATTGTGGATGCCAGCATTAATCTATTGATGCAAGAAAAAATAAATTCTCTGACAGAAGAAAACTTTGTTGAATTCTGTCAGAGATATTATTTTAATCCAGAGTGTTCTGGAAAGAATGAGTTCGTGGATGACCTCAAGCGTGTAAAATACATAAAAAGATTATTGCAAAAAATCCATAAGCACAAGACTCTAAAGTCAATTCGTGAACGATTAATAATAAACCATCTGATAATTTTAAGAAATGTATTCGGGGACCAAAATTGTTCCCGAATTTTGTTTTTCAAGTTAGAACCTCGACTACACTCATATCTCAAATCTTTCACCGTATTCTTGGAATTTGAGATAAAAAATTCACCAGAAGTAAGATACTCAGAATTGAATACTGATCCCAGAGTGGATCGAAAACTCTCTCTGACAGAAAACTAAATATTTTAGATGCGTCCCGGAAACTTGGTTCCATCCTTTTACTTCTATAAGTTGGCTGATGCTCTCAGCAGCCCTTATACGTCTTTGACGGCCTATTCCGCTGGATTGATCGACGCACAGGGAAATGTCTTAAAGCCAGAAAGCAGCATCGATCCTTTTGAATATCTTGTCATAAAATTGAAAAAGATCTTCGATCAATTGCCTTATGGAATGACAAGAGCCAGACTTGGAAATTATCTATCAACTCTTCAATTGTTTTCTGAAGAAGTAGAACAGTTTGACATTACTCAAGAACAATTTCATTGTTTGGTTGAAGGGCTTGTAACTCAGTACTCAAATGGAGAATTGAGTTATTTGGAGTTGCTTGAAGACATGTCAACAGGTGGTGGAGCTGGTGCTTTGGGAGTTCCTGCACAAGGTGGAAATATCAATCAAGGTGGTATAGCCGGATTTGATCCACGACTTGGAATGCCTCTTCAAAGAAGAAAGACTCCAAAGTACTTTGACAACTGTGAAATATTTGAAGTGTGTCCAGAAGAATTTTTGCAATTAAAGGCAGCAAGAACTTGGAAAGAAGTTCCCGAAGGTGATACAAAAAATTATCTGCAACGATTTCAACGAAGAAACAAGGGTGGAAAGATTGCTGTCAAGTCTTTGAACCCATTGAACGCGGAGCATGAATTGCATTGGATCAATTATCCTGCCAAAAACTTTATGGAAGATATTGACTTGTCTTTTTTTCTGAATTGTTAACTGAAACAAATGATGACAATCCAGATAGATTTGATGGTCCTGATGGAGGATCACAAGCAGATTCATCAGAGGTTGCATTGGGTCAAGTTTCAAAACAAATTGCAGATGTTGCAAAAGCAAGAGAACAAAAAAGGGGACACACTCCACCAAGAAGTTTTCCAGACGATCCACATAAAGAATTTGTGGCACATATGAAGCATCTTATGTTTCAATATTCAGACCCCAATGTATCTAAAGGAAGAAAAACAGAAATTGAAGGCAGAATGTTATTTCATGCCAAAGCATACAATATGCTAAAAGACAATCACGAAGAATTGTCAAAATATATTGCACGTGCACATCCAATGATTCATTCAAGCACAAGTGCTAATGATAGTGAAATAAGAAAAGAGGGTGATTCTTTGTTTGTTCAACATGGAAAAGATGGTGTTGTCACACACCCATTAGAAATAAAAGGCAAAGGTGGCAACATAAAGGACAGCATTACAAATGAACAAAAAGATCACCTGATAAAACATTATGGTCACTTAATGCCAACATGGGTTCAAGGAGCATCAGCACATCCAGTTGCTGGCCAAAGATTTATGTTTCAAACTCATCATGGCAAAAAATTAGAGGAAGAATTTAAAGCAGCCTTGGATGCCGAAGAAGCTGATGCCATAAAAGATCAAAGAGTCTCAATGAGACACCAGATTCTTTCTAGTTTAAAAGCACAACCTTCACATTTGGTTAGAAAAATAGGAAAACGATTCTATTATTTTGGAAATCCGACCACATCAGAACCTAAACTCAGATTAGGTTGGTCTGGAAAAGAACGAGGCCAAGAAGTTCCAGAAAGAAGAACTTCCCTTAGAATCGAACGAAATTTAGGACAAAATAAAAAATTTAATGGTGAATTGGTAAGAATAACCCAAGATGAATATTCACCTTGGGTTTCTTCTCTTGATGAAGTCTCAAAAACTCAATTTGAGACACTTTTCAAACAACATCATTAATCCTGAATAAAGTTTTTCTTCTTACAGCATTTGGGTTTTATGCAAGAGTTTCTTTCTCGGGCTTCATTGATTATTTTTGTATCCGCATCTTCCCAACCAGTTTTGTATTCCTTCCAATAAGGATCCATTCCAAAAACTGCTTGATTTGGAAGTTCACCACCATTCATACGACAATTAAAACCCTTATCATAACCTTCACCTGGCTTGTATAGACTCATAATTAATCCTTTTGTCTAGGGGGCATTGGAATCATTTGAATTTGATTGAGAACTTTATCCAAAGCCTTCACGTGAGCATACTGTTCAGTGATCGCTAGATATCCACGAATCTCAATCAACTTCATGTATTCATCTTGAGTAAAGTTTACCACAGTAGACTTTCTTGAATTTTTGCGAGATGGCTTTCTGTGATTCTGTTGCTGCGAATGTTCCCTGAGAATATCATTGATATTCAGATAATTTGCAAGATCTTCCATTCCGTTACCCTTATTCATATTTTCCCACATCTTTCGAAATGCTTCAGATGACTTGGAATTGTATGGAAGTTTCCAATAATTGAATGGAGGATAATTGTTTGGATTGTTACCGTTTTCATCTCCATTTTGCCATTGATCAAAATCGTTATAGTCAGAGTTATTCATAGTTTCCTTTCAGTTGACATCAAAGAATTGCTCGTACAAAACTTTTCCATGATTGTCTGTCACGGAAAGATAACGTACATGACGAGTGAGTGCGTCATTAATATTTAGACCATCCTTTGAACCAAAGGACAGGTTCTTAATCCAAGCCGCACAGCCACCCAAGGAAATTCTGACTTCATTACCATTCACATCAGAACCGTAAAAATCAAAGGTAGCCTTCTCACCATCATAATAGGTAAAGAAACACTCAATCTTATCAAACTTTTTGCGAATGTCCTCAATGGACATCTGTGTAGAATTAGCCATTTGGCAATCTCTCTTGCTTGACTGACTTAGGAAGTTGGTTAATCCGGTCAAGGCTCTCGGAGTGTTCCAACCTTGGCGTTCATCAGGCTAGCAGCCCTCTGACGCTTACGACGTTCATGGCTTCGCTTATGCTTACGATTAGTGATGCGTTGCTTTGAATTAGGCATGGTAAAAGTATATCACTTGGTCTTGCGTTTGTCAAGTTTTTTCTTGAGTTCCATGTTTTCTGCAGCAAGTTTGCCAGCAGAAACTGTGATCTCTCGGTTCAATTTTTGGAGTTCTTGGATCTTTTCTTGGAGTTTTTTGATTTGGTCTTCTTTTGACATCCAAAAATTTTCTCCCAATTTTCACAGTAAATTTTATAGTTTACTGGCCTGATAAGAATCACCTTTGCCTGCACTCATGACAATAGTATATATCAAGCCAACAAAATGTCAAATCTAAATAATTTTATGAAGAACAATAAAGGTTATTATAGTTGGATTCACTCCCTTAAGCAAGCCGCAATGCAGTCTCACACAAAGGGTGCTGAAATGCTTTCTGAAGCAAGAAAAAGAGTAGAGCAAGGCCCTGATCTTGCTGCAAAGGCTGCAATTGATGCTGAAATTTTGGCAAGAGGTGAGCGTAAGAGCATTGAGTGCAAGAGAATTGGCTGCTGCTGGTGATGCAAATGATGTTGCAGCAGAGGCACAGAATGATGAAGATGAGGATCACATTCCAGACATTGCGGATCCAGATACAGCTCCTCGAACCTTCAATGTGCCTATGACTCCAACGACAACAGAACACCCAGAGCCTTGGTACAAGACTCCAGAGGAAGCAAACCGTGCTGCAAGAGAAATGGGTGCGTACTACAGAGGTGAAACGGCTCCAGAAGAAGAAGACTTCGTTCCCCCTCATGAAGAAAAAGCCCGCAGCAGCGGGTGGTGCTTGGTCAAAACCAGCAACATTCAGAGAGAGCGTGAACAAGAAGATCAAAAAGATTATTTCTGAAATGCGTGGTGATAGAACCTGTAAGAGATTTGCCGGTTAGAGGTGAAAGAGGAACAATGAAAACTGGCCAATCTGGAGAATCTGCAGGACTTTTGGGTCAAAGACTTCCAACGGATTTACTCAATAACATTCGATCCAACACAAAGAAATCCACAAGGAATAATCAAACATTTAATTCAAGTTGTTGAAAATCCTGAACAACATCCACCACATCATTATAAAATTGCAAATCAAATATTAAGCACAATGGGTGAAGTTTATAGAGGAAATCGTTAAACGTCAGGGAATCCAATTTCCCTAGTCCATTCCCACTCTTCCCAAATTATTTGAGCAAAATCGTCGCCCCTGTTATGGCGACGATTTTCTATTTCAGCCATTCCGGAAGCCGAGATAGGTGCTTCAAGTTCCCATGAATACCAATACCACTCTCCGGAATCTAATGTCCTGTTGGTAACAAGACACCGGATTTCTCTAGACATGTTATTAGTTAAGAATAGTAACCAAGTTCCCGTTAATGACGTAACGACGATATGCTTGTATTAGGCAAAACATTTAGTGTATTTTGAAGCCAAAACTGTATTCAGATGTAAACCCTACGGCAAGTGTTACACTCGCAGCCGCATCATGAGAAGTAATTCATAGAAGGTAATAGAACCACTGGCTGCGGAACTTAATAATAAAATTCCTTTATGGTTTGGGAGGATTTCATTTAATGTAAATGAGTTATTGCAGAATTTGAATTATATTTGTCGTACATGATAAAAATATTTAGACTGACTTAATGGTCACATCTTTTCATTGCCAATGAAGTCCAGAAACGGTTGCTAAATGTTCTGGGGCTGTGGCAAATCCAACCATCCAAATACATCTTTGGACTTGGCCAATTTCTTCATTCACACCAACATGATAGGATGCATCTTGGTCTCATATTGGTCTACTTTTGACTTTGAAAGGGAGTCTTTGATTTCCACTTCCTGAACAAATGAATTTTGAATATATTCAGGATAGACAGGTGTTTCAATTTTAACAGGCTTCTTTGGCTTACGCTTTGGTTGTGATGATGTTTTTCTAATTCTTGGCATAAATGCGTCTGCAGGGATTTGAACTCTCATACGGCCAGAATGGAAATCTGGCATGCTGACCGTTACATCATATAGCCGCGTACTAAATATTTACATGAAAAAACTAAAAGAGGGCAATCTTTACAATGTCGAACAGTCTGTAACTCCGAGTACAGGAGCAAATGCCAGCAAAGTTGGTTTGGCTGCGTGGAACCGTGAAATGCGAAAACAATTGATGCAAAAATTGAAGCATTATGCTCCCGACCAAGTTGAAAAAATTATAAATGCCACCTTCGGGGACAACATTTAAACTCCAAGCATCTTTCGAACTTTGGAATCTCCCTTAAAATACGAATCCAATCTAGAAATGATCTTTTCCTTTTCGGAAAGCAGTTTGTTGTATTCCTTGGTGCTTGACTTGTCATTGGTTTCACAGCGACCAATGTGCTTCATAGTCTCACCATACTCATAAATCAACTCTTCAAGTTCCTTGTTGTTCATGGTCTAAATAGTATAGCAGCAAATGTAGATTTGTCAAGCAACATATGAAACACCCAAATCAATCATTTATTGACAGTTTTAATAGACCTAATACGGAAATACAAGGACTTTCTACGTATCGATATACTCAAAAATTTATAGAAACAAAAAGAAAACAAAAATTTGATTATTTTGTTGAGTCTTTGAATAACCCCAAACCAAAGACTAATAATCTAGCACAAGAAATTAATAGAATCTTTTCTTACAATACTCTGTCAAAAAATACCAATAGAACTTTATTGGAAACAAAACAAAGTATTGGTTCATTACCACAACAGTTTAATTACAATGGTTTGCTTTATGCGTTCAATCAAGAATTGAATATGTATGTCAATCAACATGGACATGCAATTTCAATTGAACAAGCCACTGCATTTATGGATATGGCTCAACTTGAAGAAGTTGGTTCATTTTCATCAGAATCAGATACAGATGGTGGAGCCATTGCTCTGCCTTCAGTAATTCCGGAGCCACCAGAGGCACCTACTGGATTGACCGCAACAAACATTGGAATAGATGGTGTAACTCTATCTTGGCAGGATAATTCTACTACTGAAACAGAATTCAAAATTTACTATAGAAACTAAGAATAATGCCAAACCTAGATCCAATTACATCTGATCAAATTTACATTGATGGAAATACCTTCACTTTAGGTGCAACACTTCCGGGAACTATTTCTATTGGTCAAGTTGTTACAAATATTACAAACTTAAACCCAGGTATTAGTTATTATTTTTCTGTAGTTGCTTTTAACGATTTGTCCGGTTATTCTGGGTGGGCAGGTCCGATTGTTGTTTATATTCAACCAGAAATTAGAACAGTCATAAATGCATATTCATGGACTTGGCCACATTCGCCACTTTATACAACTGCATTTGGTGGAGATCCATTCACACCAATAAGCCTATTCTCCAACACTCAAGATAACTTATTCTATCTCAGTAATAATAGTTATGTAACACCTGTTTGGAGTCCTGTTAATTTTAATTCATCAAATTCTAGTTTAAGTAAATTTACTGGAATCACAGCACCATTTCCAAATGCAAATGTTACAGCAATAAATATCAAGCAATCTGGATATTTTAATTTAAATCAAAAAATTGATAATCTTATACCAGGTGTTACCTATACATATTCATTTTATCATTACATTGAAGGGTTGACTGGATTTCTTGCTTATAGAATTGATCATGCTACGGGATTAACAACATATATTCGTCAAATTGAACCAGTAGATCAAGGAAATTTTAGTTTGGATGAAGAAAACCCAACCAGTACATTAAGATATGTAACATATCCAGTAGGTGGAACTGGTTGGAAGCGATTTGTTGCACAATTTGTTACGAATCCAGGCCAAACATATGGAAACTTTTCTTTGTTTGAGTTATTTTACAGATGGGTCCCGCTTAGGAACCGCATATGTTGCTGCACCACAATTAGCAATTGGTTCCACTGCTGGTCCATTTGTTGCCACAACGGTAATTTCAAATTGGCAAGGTCTATGTGCTGATGATGAAAAATGGTTGGCTTTTGGTGATTCTTATGGCCTGACTTACATTGCCCCCACAATAAATCCAACTCTTGAATTGGGTATTGGACCAAATAATCTAATTTATGGAGAAGGGATTTTATGGAAGCAATACAGTACAACGAACGGCTAAATTATTAAAATCTCTGCCACCAAACAAAAGAGCAATATTGCCCGGATACTTTTTCTCGGATGATACTTGGTATTATTATGACGATTCATTAGACTTTGCAAGTGGGAATTGCTACACATTCTTTGAAAATTATTATGATAGAATTGATTCAGATCAAAATTATCCTTCTATTTGGTCATTTGCTGGTGTCAGTTATGGGAAAGGAATATGGAATTCCATTTTAACATCCTTGGCTAATACTGGAGCCTCATTTGATTATTTGATAAGCAATGCAGAGATGTACGGAAACTATGGTGCATTCAATTGGAATACTCCGGGTTTGACAACTGCTATGTCATCTGGTGGAAAAGGATCTTATTATTATGATTCTTATAAAGGTTTAACTTCTTGGAATGATTGGTTGACTTTCTATGGTGCCACTATTGATAATGTAATGGGTGTTAATGATGCTGACGGAAATTCAAAAATTTATCAAGGTTGGTCTAGTGGTAAATTGGACTTTGTAGTATGGGATATGATCAACCGTGCTCACGAATTACGAGCGGTTGATGCAATATTTGAAGGGAACTACGGCCTATTATCCGAATGCAGTATTGGCTGAATACGAATGGTCTTATGTAACGGATGGAAATCCAATCGATGGTCCTGCAAACATCAATGGTAATCCAGATTTTTTGGCAATATTATTTGGAAATGCTTCAGCACCACAACTATATGGTTGGATGGGTGGTATTTTAAATTCAGGTATTTGTGGATCAAATCCATCATACATTTATTTTGCTCCATCAAATAATGTTGGCGCTGGACCACCAAATTGGGGATTGGCTCCCGGTGATACAAGACCACAAAAGAATGCTTGGACAAGTTTTGTAATGGGATTGCAGGCTGTAAGAAGTTCGAAGAGAGCACGGCCAAACCTACAAATAACTCCTTGGATTGCTTCAGTCAAATTCCCTGGCCAAGATGCATTCTATCCTGGAGGGAAGTGCAGATCGACCACAAATTGGATTTGTTGACATGAATGTTGGTTATAATCCTCAACAGGGTTTGACTTTAAATATTGCGGGTGGAAATAGTGCATATTATTATGAAATGATTCGCCACGCCGCCCTATCTGGTGTCAAAGGATTCTTGTATTGGAATACATATTCTTTTGTGGATTATCGAATAGATTCAAATATAAACAGTTCTCCAATTTCATCGTTGGTAAAATTTGCAAACAATCAAGGTGGTACTTATTTCATTGAAGACATGCAAAATTTAAATTATGTGCTCAATGATGTAAATGATAAACTTGAAGGATTTACGCTCACGACGGCAGATGCCAGCAGGATCAGTTGGTTGGCTCCTTATGTTGCATCTGGTGCCCCGGACCAAACGGAATCACTTGGTGGTGGAGAATAACCACAAACCCAGGAAACACCACATTTGTCAATGGACAAACATTATCCGTTGCAAACAACAATATAGTTGGAACTTGGGTTTCCACTACCGGACCAACTTTGGCTGGAATAAGTATCACATTTATCTAAATAAAAGGTAGACCATGGACCGAAGCATTCTTAAACAATATCTTTCTAGTTTTCAAGCCATAAAGCGCCCATCCTTTTTCTTAGAAAATTCGATGGCTTTAGGCAATCTTCCTCAAAATATAAGTTACAATGGTTTGTTGTATACTTATAATTTACAAGAGAATGCATTTGTAAACCAATTTGGCCACAAAATTGATCCGAGTCAAAGCATCGGTATTTATCAGCGAAGCCCGTCAATTCAATCAATTGATGTCAACCGCAATAATGGATTTGACAAGTAATGCTAGTGGTGATTCACCAATTCCGGTAGTAACTCCTCCAGCAGCAAAAGATATTTTTGTATTCTCCGATCCTATATCACCAACAACTAAAAATGATATTACTTGGGATTATATTAGCGGAATTGATTTTGATACAATTATTGTTTCTTATTCGGCAACAAGCCCATCTGGTCCTTTCGTGACGTTAACAACAATCACGGACACTGACATTCAATATTATTCGCATAGTGGTGTTACCGGAGGAGAAACTTATTATTATAGGGTTTCTTCATCTAAGAATTCTGTTGTTTCTGATGGTGGAGTCATTACATTCCAGACCGCTGGTTCAACCTTACCACCTGTTGGAGTTACAGCACCATCTGGTCTTTCATCTTATGCACTTACTGCGACCACAGTTGGACTTACTTGGTCGGATAATTCAAATAATGAAAAGGGGTTTTATGTATATCGCGCTCTTGGAAATTCTGCCCAACCGCTTTCAATCATTCGTGGGACAGTTCCAAATCAAAATTTTGTTACCATTCAAAGACTCACTGCAGGAACAACATATTCATTCGCAGTGGCCGCATATGGAACCGGAACTACATCAGGCTCTGTCAAACATAATCACTGTAAAAACTTTAGTAAATCCACCAGCAGATGTAAAAATCTTACTCTAACTGTTTTGGGAACATCGTCAATCAGAGCTAACTGGAGTGATACAACTGGTGAAAGTTATTATAATATAGCCCGATCCACAAATAATATAACTTATACAGCTGGTGTAACTTTACGCCGCTGGATCAACTACGTATACCTTTACAGGGTTGAGCATGGGAACACTATATTATGTAAGATTGAATGCTCAAAACGCAGGTGGAACTTCAGCATTTGCTTTTGCAAACGCAACAACAGAATCACTGGGTCTATAAACCTTTTAACCAAGATTTTTAAACCTCTTCAAGTTTAATTTCATGATTGTAAAACGAGATAATAAATTCGTAGTCATGGATTCTGAAGGAAAAAAGTCCTTGGCACACATTCCACAGAGCAACAAGCGGAAAAGCAATTGACCGCAATTCATATTTCTCAAAAGAAAAGAAAGTCATTGAAAGAGTTTCTTGAAGAAGCTTCTCAACTTACTCTTCAATATCATGATCAATTGAATCCCAACCTTTGGGAAAACAATAAACTAAAAGAAGACGTAAGAAACAAACTTATTCAAATAGCCGATGTGTGGTCAAAATTTTCAAAGATTCCAGCAGAGGCAATTGAAGATGTCTTGATGGTTGGTGGAAATGCAAACTTCAACTATACCCCTATTCAGACATAGACCTCCATATTCTCGTAGACAAAATCAAAGATTGCAGACTGCCCAGAAATACTTGATGAATACCTGAAAGACAAGAAGCGAGAGCTTTGGGCACATTCCCACGACATAAAGATCTACGGCCACGATGTTGAGATCTATGCCCAAGACATCTCCGAGCAAGTACCAGCCAACCAAGGCTCCTACAGCCTCACACAGGACGAATGGCTCCAATGAACCCAAGCAGGAAGAAGTAAACCTTGAAGATCCTGAAATTTCATTGAAAGTAAATGAACTTGTGAATAAGATTGATAATATGATGTCTTCCAAGGCAAGCGATGAATCTTTCACAAAATTAAAAGAAAAGTTCCGTACAATGAGAGTCTGCTGGCCTAAAGAAGGCAGGAGAATATTCAGTTGAAAATTTGGTATTCAAGGAACTTCGAAACCGTGGATATTTGGATAAGGTCAATGACTATATTCTCAGCACACAAGACGAAAATCTAAGCCTTAAAAATTAATAAATAATATTATGAGCGACTTAAACAAAGATCTAATCGAACAACTACTTCAACGCATCGACCTTCTTGAGAAGGAAATGAAGCATCACAAGAAGGCCAAGAAGGACTATGACAAAGATGGAAAGGTAGAGTCTTCAGAGGAAGAATATCTTGGTTCAAGAGATCGTGCCATCAAGAAGGCTCAAGGAAAGATTGAAGAAGGCTTTGGAGAGAATTGAGTGGAAATGTAAACACAAATAGCCCAATGCATTCGTTCATCGACTAGCATAGATTAAGAAAAGTCAGATTTGGTTGAAAAAGTTTTGAATAAATTAGATCAAATGCAGTGATATAAACAAAAAGTCATTCAGAGATCAAGGCACTAAAGTTCAGCTCTCCAGAGAATTTGGTATTCGGTGGTTTCCCACGAACCAAGTTGAATGAAGGTGAAGAATCTGAAAGTCTTGCTGCAGCACCACCGCATTTGATCCACACAACAGAAGTATTTTATCCCAGTAAAGAATTTGCAGATCTTCATGGTATGTACATGAAAGCAATTCAAGGCACATAACGCTGATCCATCAGAACAAAACAAGCAAGAAGTCAGAAGAATGTTTGCAACGTTAAGAGCCCATCCACACTTCCAAGAACACCAAGACAATATTAGAGAACGTGAAAGAAGCCGAATGGAACGTGGTGGATCCCAAAGTCGAACGTTCTCCTTCCATACCAATTGATGATCCTCGTCTTGGTATTCAAGGTCGCAGTTCGATCAACTAAATAAATTACAAGGTAAAAAATGGATCCATATATAAAGCATCTCAACGAACTTGTATACACCGTTCAAGGCTCTTACAGAGGAACTTGAAATTGCGTATGACATCATCGATAATCTATTTGAAGATGAAGATTATGATCTGAACGAGGAAGTTCTTCTTGAGAAGAAGAAGTGGATTCAAGCAGCAATTGAAAAGGAAGGATCACTTCGCAAGTCTCTCAAGACCAAGGAAGGTAAAAACATTCCTGTATCCAAACTTGAGAAGGCTGCAGAGAAAAGTGGAAAGACCGGCAAGAGAGCCCGTCTAGCCTCTGACTCTTCGTAAGCTGTCCAAGAAGAAGAAAAAATTAAATGAAGAAAGATCAGCTCAACCTGATATAATTGAACTTTTGGGAAACTGGAGTAACAAACCAATTCAATTTGATGTTTCTACAGATGAAGGATTATCATCCGCTTTTACAGCATATTCATGGTGTGGATCTGACAGCATCTGCAGCAGATTCTAGTGAAAATATTTCTCCTACCGAAAAGGCTGCGCTTGCACCGTAACAAAAAACACCATGATCGACTAAGACAGTTGGCGGCACAAAGAGGATCAAAAGTCAAATTGCCCGGTTTTTGGGGTGACTTTGAACACGATTATTCAAAAGAAAAACTAATACCCTAGGAATCGTATTCTTAGGCCGACAACCCCCGCGCTTCACGGGGTTTGTTTCTTTTAGCAATCTATGTTTCTGTAATAATCCATCAACTCAACATAATCTTCAAGGTCATGAAATCTTTTTCATGACCTGCATCTTGATGTCATATGCACGTGATGATATGTCAATGTAATCTTTCCTGTCATAATATTTTTCAGGAAACTTTTGGATTATCTTGCCGATCTCTTCACAAGCATTTGCATATTCATTGAGAAGAACCTTCACAGGCATGATGCTGATTCTATCTTGGAATTGCTTTTCATCCATGTCAATGAAGAATGGAGTTGTCTTCCAAGGAATGGTTTTGTGACGATCTTTTTAATCTTCTTCTTTGCCATGATCATCTCTCCACGAATGAGACCCAGTCTTGATGTACCACATGGTTTCCAGCATAACCATCTTTGATCTTGCTGACATCCCACCAGATCACATCACCAACTTGAATGTCTTCGGTGAGTTTATTGCCAATTGCCTCTACCTTTGCAGGAATGATCTTTGAAGAAGACTTCTCGTTGTATATGATTCCTGCTGAAGTGGTCTTTTGACCACCGATCAAAGACTTTGCGAGAATCCATTTGCCTACGGGTTTCATTGTTTTGTCTTTCATAATTCCCTTGAAACTGGATTCGAACCTAGACACATAGAAGTTCAAAGTCTAATAGTGCTGCCGTTACCTCACAAGGGAGTGAATCTTGGCGCAATAATTATTCATTATGATGCCAGAGGCCGTACCAACATTGATGCTTCTCACAGAACCATACTGAGGAATGTAAAGAAGATCATCACACATATCTAGAACGTTTTCAGGAACACCGATTTGTTCCTGCCCAAAGATCATAATATAATGCACATTTGGGTCAAAGTCAAATGCATTTACGTCTTTTGCTTCACGTACATTGTCAATTCCCAATAGTTTAACTTTGCCTTCATGCTTGGAAACAGTTTCTTCAATGTAGGAGCCGAGATCTTCAATGCCTTTGACATGACGCAAGTGGGTGTAGTGATGAGTACCGACAGTCCCTCGCCTATCGTATTTCTTATTCCCATAGATTACGACCTCTTGCGCGAGGAACGCATTGCTATTGCGTATAATGGTTGCAATATTAAAATCGTTACCAATATTGCAACACACAACTGAATAGTTATGACGCTTGCTGTCAAGATTAGTGAGTATAGGCTTCATCGGTCCAATATTTATAGTGGTCGATGAGATTACGGGTTTCCAGATTCATATGACTGTAATTCTTAGCTTCAAGAACTTTGACATCTATCTTCCAACTCTTTCAAACTGCCACTGAGTTGCAGTAAGAAAGTAACACAAAGAACTGCTGTTGCAAATAAAGCATCGTAATAGGTGAAATATTTATTTTCGTTATTCATCTTTGCCATAGGTCCAATCTACCATTATGATTTTCATTCAAAATAGAACGGTTTGGTGATTAATATGATCTTTGTAGATTTCATTCAATCGATGTTGCATTGGAAAATGCTTCAATACTCTTGCAGGCTCTTTCACTAATTTCAGATGGAACTTTTGGGTGTATGAGCAGGATTCATGAAGATCATACAAGAAAGTTTTTTGCAGCAACTAAACTATAATATTCTTCATTTGGTAGTGTCATTAGTGTAACCCCAATTCTTCATCTAAATCAGCCAATCTGTCAAGAGCCTCTTTTCTCTTTACCAAACGATCTTGATATTCTTGTTCTCTTTCAGGAGTTTTAAATTTTTTCATGTAAGAACAAGAACAAACATGAAACTCATCTGAATCAGGATGAATCAAGAAGATCATCCCAATTAGAACAAAAATGCCAACCTTCTTTTAGTTCATCTTCAGAAAGACGAACGCATGGTCCAGTTGCCTTCCATCAGGTGGTCATATCGTTCGAATGGACATTCCGTAATAAGTTTTGTCTGCCATAATGATCCCTAGAGATTCGAACCCCTAGTTATGGCCTTGAAAGGGCCGTGTCCTAGACCGACTAGACGAAGGGACCAGTTCACTCGTACTTGGCCTTGATCTCAAGAGCAAGGAAAGCAACGATCATTCCCACGATGCTTCCAACAACTGCCCCTTCATAATTCTTGTAAAATACAAAACCAATGAAGTTTATTGCGAGAAGGATCAACATCGGAATCATGAGTTTGTTCAATATCTGTTTCATAGCCATATTATATATCCAATTTGACTAAAGGCAACTTTGTCTTTCTGATTTTGCCTTTTTCATGGTAATGCAATATTCTATGGCAATTTGCACAAAGACATAAGCATTTTGCAATTTCTCTTTTGATTGCATTTATGGAATAAGTACTCAGCATTTTGCTGATCTTCATAAATTTGGTTTCATGATCTTTGTGATGCCATTCCAAAACACGGTGATCACTATTTCCACAGTGAGCACAGCATTGAGTTTTGATAAAAGCCAAGTACCAAATCTTTTTTTTATTTCTTGATCTTTGACTTTTTTCTTTGGCTGATAAAGACATTAAAGTTTTCCCTTACGAAACAACTCATTGTTCTTATTGGCTTCATCAGCACAATAAAGTTTTCCTCTGACGAAATAATTTTCTTCAAAATCCGTGAAACCAAAACACTCTTTAGCATACTGCAAAACAATGTTCTTGTCAAACTTGTTGCAGGAATACACATCAAGCGTGATGAAATGATCCGGTTCAATAGAATGAATCTGAATGCCACTCTCAATCAGAGGAACCCAACCACTGACACCAGCCTTCTTGGGATAGAGTTCCACACCATCTTTGGTGGGGCCGTGAATCACGATGGGCTGGCTCATGCGAGTCATTCCGATTCTATCGACCACACGCTCAAGAAAGCGATAAGTAAGTTCCATATCATCTGCTGCACCCTTGATGCAGTTGTACATGTCCAAGTAATAAGAATATCCGAATGGTTTGTTCATTTGTTTTCCTTTTAAAATTATTCAGTCGTTGTTTGCTTTGAAATGTCTTTTACAAACACTTTAAGCCCTTTTTTCTTCGCAATGATCAATCATCATCTTGGTGCCACGGGATTCACCATCCCATACGGCTATGAGGGCATCAGCGTTCTCTGCCATCTCAGTATTTCGAATGAATCCTGCGCTCTTGCCATGCAGGGACCAGTTGGCGGGAAACTATGCACAGGAATGTCGTGGTTGATTGCCCACTCTTTTCCAAGCCAATCAATACCACGGGCTTCACCACAGACTACGATGGTAATATTAAATTTGGATTCTGCGATGGCAGATTCCAAAAGTTTTTATCATCAATGTCACGGGAGCCAGCAATTATTGTTCGCATCACATTCCTTTGATTTGCATGGTCATCATCACCGACAAAGAACTGAAACTTTTGCCAGCGCTTTCAATTCACAGAAGTTATCCATCAATGTCTGCACATCTCCATTGTGGTGCTTGGCGTACTGATATGCCGCAGTGAACCTAGGCCTCGTCGTCGCTGCTTTTGGAAGCTGTTCAATTTATAGATCGCCAGTTTCATTCCCATTGCGATCCGAAGATTTCCACATGCCACATCACTCGCATTGAATCTTTCGCAGAGTTTCGATGATGTCCTCTACTCATTTGTCCTCCTTGAAGCAGTCCCAACCGCGTGATTTCATGTACCTCATGGCGATCTCATGGAACCGATTGCTGTCCACATAACATCAGGACGGTATCGGCTGAATCAACTCATCGCTTGTGTATTGTGGAGTTGTAAAGCGTGGTGATCTCCACTTCGCATCGTCCTTCTGATACAACCCGCACACCCACGGGACGATTTTTCTCTGCTTCCATGTGCCAGACGATCCATCTTGGTGATGCGATTGGTCTTCTTCTTTGTCCTGCTCACTTGTTGTCCTCGCTGTAACAGTCCCATCCACGAACCTTTGCAACTTCTTCTGAAGTCTTATCAGTATCCAACCTGCCATAGACATACTTCTTTTCTCGCCTCGTCACGCTCCCGCTCCAACTCACAGATTCTAGCATAACCGTGAGAAATTATATTGATAACTTCGGGACTGAGACACCAGTTCTTGGAAAGTAGACGCAATTCGCTTGCAACATCTTCGGGCTTGATCTTCTTCATGGCATCATATTTCTGTTGTAGGGAATGTATTCATCCTTTGCACAGTCAGAGCAGAGAGTCTTCAGCCAGAAGCCACCTTTGGACACTTGGACCACTCCGCGCTTTGCCACACTTCACAGACATTGGCACTCTGTTCCTCTGCATAGTTTATCCAATCCCACATGGTTTCATCGACTTCACCACTCACATAGAATCGCAGAGTACCAAACTTCTCCTTGATCTGATCTATGCGGAATGGAAATTCACGGTTGATAAACTTGTCAGGATTGGCAGCAAGGTGATCTTCAAGTCTCCCAAGAAGAACATTAATAATTTTGTACCAACCGGGCTGAACTTCAATCCCATACATACAGCACCCCTGATGCTTGAAGCAGAGGGGATACTGTTTCTCTAGATCTTCAAGGTTTAGATAATGGTTTTCCATCGACTTGATCCTTGTAAAAATACATTGCCTGTCTCATTGCAGCCGCAGTCTTGAAATCAGTGCGATACATCTCTGCACCGGAATAATTTTGATAAAAAGTCAGATCTTTTAATACATTGGTAAGAACTTTGGCAGGCTCTTGGTTTCTCTCTTCAAGACGCAAAGAGATTCTTTCTTTGTTCGTCAACCTTATCACACAGAGCAATTACCATGTCATTTGTGACCGGGGAATTGGTCTTCAACAATTCACGAACAGAGTCACCAATATTTTCCATTACTTGCCTGCTGTGATCGTGATCTTGCCTGCCATCAGAATGGCCGATACAGCCATCATAAGCGCACCAGACATCAGGATGGCAACCATGGCAATGTCAACCATGACACCCAGCATTCCCTTGTGGGAAACAACTTTAGAGTCATGGGCTGCGAGTTGGACTTGACGGCGACCTTCTTTTTTGCAATTTTCTTAGTCATAGCGATTCCTTTTTTCAATAAAGTAGATAATTAGATCCCCCACAAACATGGTTATCACAGGAAAAAAAGTAAAGAACGCAAACCAATAAATTTGTGGGGGATGTTGGTCCATTACACTATTATAGTATAGGCTCATCAATAATGGAAGTCAAGAACTACAATTAATTATTCTCTCGCCTATCCATTCCATGCAGTTCACAGCCATGCTGTTTCCAAGAGCCCTGTAGCGATGTCCATCAGGACACTCGGGCTTACCACGCCAAGGAATTAGTGTATAGTCATCGGGAAACCCCTGAAGTCTTTCACATTCCCGTGGAGTAAGTTTGCGTACTCTTGTGGTATTTGTAGTCGGCACAGACAAAAATAATCCACATTCATCACCCGATGGACCACCTGAGCCTTTGGCCCACTTGCTTGTCACCGTATCAGAGCAATGAGGATCATTGCCACCATAGCATGACACATCAACGATGGCTGCAAACGAGGCATTGTCTCTTGCCAATGTGTGGCAAGGATCACCGGGGATTCGGCTCTGCTTGTTCAGGGGTTCTGTGATCTTGAACAAGTCGTAGGGGACGGGGATGTAGGTGTCTCCGTCTTCTCTAAGTCTTGCGCAGCGCCTTCCTGCAAGGCACTTAGCAATATCTTTGGTAGGATCTTCCCCCGCTTTTCTGCGCGGGTAGAATTCCTTTGCAGGCTTTGGGACTCAAAAAGAACTTTGGCGGCACTGGTTGCGTCTCCAAGACATCCGACAACGAAGATACGTCGCCGTCGCTGCGGGACGGCAAACGGATGCCCGTGTGTTCGGACCCACTGAGCGTCCAAGACCCTGTAGGCCCACCCATACCCCAAGTCTCCCAACGCCCCGACAAAGGTTCCAAAATCCCTTCCTCCGTTGCTTGACAGAACACCGGAGACATTTTCCCAGACGATCCATCGGGGCCGATAACGCCGAGCGATCTCAAGATAGGTGAGCATGAGTCCTCCACGGGGATCGGAGAGCCCTCCTCTGAATCCTGCCAAAGAGAAAGATTGGCACGGCGTGCCCCCGACGAGGAGGTCGATTTGTTCTTGAATTTCCCATTTTTCATATTTTGTCATGTCTCCAAAGTTTGGAACGGTGGGATAATGGTGGGCAAGAACAGCAGAAGGAAATGGTTCAATCTCGCTGAAGCCAACCGGAACCCAACCAAACGGATGCCAAGCAACTGTTGCGGCTTCGATGCCTGAGCATACAGAGAGGTATCGCATGGCCATAGTATGCCATGCAGGAGGCTACAGTCAACTAAATATCTTTACGGGAAATACCATGATCAAATTTAAGAAATTTCTTTACGAATCTGACCTTGCCACAAAAAAATTTAAAGATTATCTTTCTTTTTTGGCAGAGGACAATATTTCATTATCTCAGGCCCCAAAAAGCGTTAATTGGGGAACAGTAAAAGCTGGGTTTGATCAAGCCAAAGATCCTACCAAACGTTCTCAATTGGGAAAACAAGGAAGAAAAATGCGTCCAGAGTTATTGGGTGATGCTGGTAGCAATCCAAAACTTGCAAAAGAGGCAGAAGTTATTCCTGAATTTAAAACCAAAGGTCTTTCTCTTTCTCCTTCTGATGAATCAGGAAGAATTAATACTTGTTCTTGTGCAACTGCTGAATGCCGTGCAGCCTGTTTGAATAAGTCTGGTCATGGTGCTTTTGATCCAACTCAAGAAGCAAGACTCAGAAAAACTGATTTCATGCTTGACAATCCCGGTCACTTTATGGGAATGTTACATGATGAAATTCAAGCCCATGAACGATCTTCCACAAGACAAGGAAAGCGTGCTGCCGTAAGATTGAATGTTGTGTCTGATATTCCATATGAACATTTGCACCCTGAAATTTTTACTGAAAATCCAAATGTTCAATTTTATGATTATACAAAAATTGCAAGAAGAGTTCTCAATTCAGATGGAACGGCAAGACAACTTCCAGCAAATTATCATTTAACACTTTCTTCTACTGGAATTCACAAAGGTTCAAACTGGTCAGACGCAAGACAGCATTTGGATAATGGTGGGGTAGTTGCAATGGTATTTGCTATTCCTGCAGGTCGAGGTGGAAAACCTGGTGCACCTCTTCCAACTCACGTGGTAGATCAAAAATCGGGAAAGAGATACCGTGTTATTGACGGAGATATTCATGACCACAGACATTTGGATCACAAATATAACGATGCTGAACCTGGTGAAGGTTTGATCGCTGGATTGAGGTTGAAAAGAGTTGAACAAAAAGATTGGCAACATGTTCTTTCTAAGGCAGGAGATTTTGCCGTCAAAGTTCCAACTGGCCAAACTGAAGTAGTAGTTCCAGATCACAGCAAACAACCATAAAATTTAGGGGAAAATAAATACTAATATGCAACACTCAAACGAACACAAGCAATCAAAAATTTTGGTAGAAGGCATGATGTACGGCGGTTTTCCAAGAATTGCCAACACCAAGCAAGAACCATTGAACGAACTCAATGTTTATTCTCCATTGACAACATCATACATAAATCCTGCTGAAGAAGAACAAAGAGCATATGGCGAACATACACCAGCATCAGAGAGAGCTTTGAGACGGGGTGATCTTCTGACTCACATGAGAGCAGCACAAATTCACCCAGATTCAACAATGGAAGAAATGGATGCCATCGAAAGAGTGTTGATGGATGCAAGACAAGACGGAGACGGAAAGATGGCATCTGGCGACCATGCCCGAATTGCATTGAAAGCCGTGGAAAGATTGAGAGACAACAAGGGTTTTGACAAGATTGTCAAGCACTTGGTTTCTCAGCATATGCCATATTCTGCTGCAAGAGAGGTGGCCAATACTCCTGCAAAATTTGGTGAAGTGAATGCACCAAGTTTAAGTGACGATGATTGGGTAACAATCAATAACAGAGTTGAAAGAGAAATTGGAAGAACAAAGGCAGGATCAGACGTAAGTTCATTCGCTGCAGATGTTGGAAAAAGAGCCTATAAGACATTCAGACCACCATCTGAAAGTTGGGGTTTGATCAAGCGAATTCGTGACGCAAGAGAAATGCAGGACATAGTTGGTAAATCTGCAGTACGAACTGCTGATCGAATTGTCAGAGATATTCGTTAAATGTGATGTATGCCAAAAAATTAAAAACTTTTCAGCAATTCATTATTGAGGATGCACAGCAGTTTTCATCTGCAGAGACAAGCATCAACAAGAATAAATTGCCAGAGGCATACTCAACAATTCACAGAAAATTTGGCTGGCAACCAGATACACTTCACTTAGACATCGGTGGTGGAAAGTTTGACAATGCAGTTGATTTTCTAAAAACACAGGGTGTTCGTGGATTGGTGTTTGATCCATTCAACAGATCAGAAGAACACAACGAAGGGGTGATGAGGGAAGTTGGGAAAGGTGGCGTACACAGCGCTTCTTTATTCAATGTTCTCAATGTCATCAAGGAACCAGAGTACCGTGCAGAAGCACTGAGAACTGCACATCAATCATTGAAACCTGGTGGCAGAGTATTCATTTCAATCTACGAAGGTGATAAGTCAGGAACAGGCAAACAGACAAAGAAAGATTCTTGGCAAAACAACATGGCAACGGCAGCGTATCTTGAGGAAGTTCAGAGAATCTTCCCGAATGCCAAACTACAGCATGGAATTATTCACGGAACGAAAGAATGACAAAATTTATTCCTTACATCTTCGCAGCAATTCTTTTCTGACACCCAGACCAACAATGGGACAGACTTTAATCATGCCAGTAGACGATCTTCTAATGGAGATTCCCTACTTTACCAATGCTCCCGAATACAATTTCAACAACGGAATGCAAGGGAATCTACCAATAGGAACCCATACCAAGCAACCAAGAAAGAAAGTATCAGAACAGGAGATACTAGACTTGGCATGGAGCATATTCCCAACAGCAGAGAATATCAAAGTTTGGAACAAAAAATTAATAATAAAATTAAAGGATTAAGATGAAAAATTTTAAACAATTTCTAGCAGAAAGAAGTTTTTCTCCACATGAAGATGATGTTGTTTCTGATGCAGACTTTTACGGGGAACACAAGGAAAGATCTCCCAAAGAATTTGGAAAATTTATTGAATCTTTAACTGGTCAAATGGCTGAGAAGGAAAAAAAGTTAAAAGATATGGAAGTTGATGCGTATGAGATTAACCCATATGCTATGTGGAGACATGATAATCAAAGACAACTTGATTATCACATTACAAATCCAAACCTCACTGATGAACATCTACATCATGCCATTCCACATTTATTAAGTTATGATTATGAAGCAGCCATGGATAATTTGGATATTCCTTGGCATGTAATGAAACCCCACGCAGAACTTGCTTTGGCAGCATTCCCAAATGAGAAGATGGTTCGTGCATTTGACAGAAGAGAATCTTACGAGAATAAAAAATGAAAAAATTTAAAGAATTTCTATCGGAAGAACTACAAATTGTTTCTCTAATTTTAGAGGGCAAAGAACAACATCAAATTATTAAACAATTTGGTTTGAAGATATTGAAAAGAATGACAGCGGAACATGAGCAGAAATAGAGTTCCATTTGCCCAACAATTGATCTCAGAACTCCCGGTTTATTGCATTACGATAGACTTCATCACGATATGCTGAATCACAGCACGGGTGAAGATGGTAAATTGAAATTAGACAGTAAACCAAAATTTGATGTAACTCAAATGCATGATTACATAATGAAACACTTTGGTTTTGATAGAGTTCCTGAACACATAAACAAAAATGACCCAACAGAAATGGCAGAGAGAAATAAGCATATAAACTGGATGTTAACCAGATATGCTCAAGGGGACATTGATAAAGATGGAGGAGCAACGGGTATTGCCAGACTTGAGGATGTCGTTCACCGAGCAGAACCAACCCTAAAGCGCTTCCATAGATTAGTAAAAGAAGGAAAAATGCAATCCGAGTCTCTTGCTAAGTTTAGGCATTTGGGTGATCTTGAAAAAAGCGGTAAATAATTCAGATCCACTTAACGCAACAGATATTGATCCAAGAGAGTATACAAAAGTTGCGGAAAATGAGCATTGGCATGTTGTCATTCCACATACTCCCGATGCTGCATGTCACTTTGGTCATGGAACGAGTTGGTGCACTACATCAGGTGCATTCGACCGTTATAATGAAGAGGGACCATTACACATTGCTATTCCAAAGGTTCCTTCCCATAAAAATGAAAAATACCAACTTCATTTGGAATCTAAGCAATTCATGGATGAGGAAGACCAACCAGTCAGAAAAGAACAATTTGCACAGATTCACGGCTCAAGACCTTTGCCTCCAGTTTTTTCTGCTATGGCAAAAATTCATCATGGATATCGTGCTGATTTATTATCCGATGAAGAGGTCAACCATGTAGTTGAACATTCTCCGGAATCTGCCGTTAAAATTGGGTTGGCAGGTCGTATAGGCAAAGAACATGTAATGAATATACTGAAAAAAGGTTCCCCAAATAATGAAGACACAGTTAAAAAGGTAGTTGGTGGTACGAAACACCTTCAGCAAGAAGATGTAGATCATATATTCAAAAATCTCAAAGGTGTGGAGGGTGGTTCGCAAGAATATCCAATGAGTGTTGCTCATGCTTTGATTGGTTTGCCTGGATTCGATTTTAAACCAAGTTATGATGCGACAACTTCATATAAAAGCATGATAACACCGGAACACTTGAGAGCAGCATATCAAGCGACAGAAACACATCTGCAAAGCATTCCAGAAGCTTATCGTCGTGCAGCACAGTCTTCCCACTCTTTACGAAGTAATTTAACTCGTCATCCAAACGTACCAGAAGACGTTCTTGAACATGCCCGAAATAGTGGTGTTCCGGGTGCATTTCAAAATCCCAAGACAACTGGACAACATATTGAAGATTTTTTTGAAATGCAAAAAGCAGATCCAAAATTTAGTCACCCAGATTCTCGGGATGACATATTACACAATGCTTTGAGAAATCCAAACTTTCCAAAACATTTGTTTTGATTCATTGATGACACCGGATGCTCTTCCAAAGAGAGATACACCACGTGGAAAAGAATATAGTTGGAATGGTATAAACTTAAGTTCAGAAGATCTGAGGAAACACAGAGATATCGCACTTGCAAATCCATCAATACCACATGAACACATTGACCAAGCATTGGAAAATCCTCATGGAAATATTGGACGACACTTTAAGGAATCTCTTGTCAGTATAATTCAAAATCCTTCGTCCACCCCTGAACACGTAGTAAAAGCCATACAATCCGCACCCATAGATGAAAACATCAGTCATGGCACTACACAACTAAAACATAATTTTACATTTGAAGTTATTGGTAGGTACAACAGACATGCAAATGGGGTAATTCCCGACAATGTTTTTAATGCTTTAATAGATTCCCAAGTACCAAATCAACCAGGCGCTACTGATGAACTAATCAAACACCCCCAATTCAATCAAACTCATGGTGATATGCTTAAACAAAAATTGAATTTGAGAAGTGATGACTATACGCACAGAAAGATTGACCAACGATTGATTCCAAGACAACCATTACCACAGGTTCAACAATGAAATCTTTCAAGAAGTTTTTGGAAAATTATGATGTCTATCTAGACAAACCAATGGGATTCAAGAAGCCCGAGGACACAGAGCCACACAGAGGAAGAAAGCGATGAGTCCGTTGCGCAAGAAGAAAATGCAAACGAAGTAAGGAAATAAATAATTTTATGCACTACCTAACATAGACTACTACAAGAATCTCTCCGAGCAACTTCAGGAAAAAGTAGAATTTTCTTGAAGCCCAGTTGAAAAGAGGGTCGTTACAGCTTCAATCGATTCCCGCAACTAGAAAAGGTAAAACTATTACTGGAATTGGAAAAGTACCCGTATTGGGAGATACCGATGCAATCAATGTCATACCAGAACCAGACAGACCTGTCATTGACTTTGAAAACCACACCACAGAACTTATACAAAAAGGATGCCCAGCAAGACCCAAAATCCCAATGTCCCCGGAAAGAAAGCCATTGATTGGAAAAGTACCCGGTCTTGGTGATACGGATGCTATTAACATAATGCCTGAACGCAAACAGGAATGCAATCAATATAATGCCAAAATTTGGATCAAAGGGACCAGTAAGACGCGATACACTCTATACACTACCCAAGAAAGATATAAGAAAGATTGGGTGAGGGTAAATTCTAGTGAAAAGTTTTTAAGCAATATCTCACAGAAGTAGAAAATTGGGATCAGCAGATCGCCGTCAATGACGAGACTGGCAAGAAGTACCGAGTCAAGGACATCTACGCTTTCGCCAAGAAGAACACAAAATTAATAAAAGATTTGCCCATCAAGGATACAGACGCATTAGAATGGTGGGACAAGCAATATGACATGGACAATAAAGCCCATAAGGAAAGAATGCTAAAGGCAGATACCAGTGTACCTGTATTGGGAATAAGACAAGAGGATGGGACTATATCCATTACTGATGGCTTGAACAGAATAAAGAAAGCATCATGTAGAGAGACAAGAAGACAATACCAGCCTATGTCATAGACAAAAAGGATATGGATAATATAAAGCCAGTAGGGGAAGATTCAGAGGGAGTAAATTGGGGAATAAATAATATTATGAACTACCTAACAAACTACTACAAAAATTTATCAGCAACAATTACAAGAACGAGTGAACCATCTTCAAAGATTGGTTGAAAGCAAACTTGGGTCGCAAGAAGTACATAATGCAATTGTTGATCATATCATTGATGAACACGTGAAAGTATTCCCCCATATAAGAATGGGAACTCAGGGCGATTTTAATATGAGAAGATCTCGCTCAGGAAGAGCCCAAGCATCCGAACAGCACATGAGAGAAATTTTAAACAATCACCCCAAGCACCTTTCTTTGACGTTGGAAGAGCTGTAGACGCAATGGTTGAAGCAGGTGGTTTGGATTCTCCAACTGACTACGGCATTACATGATCGTTTTGGACCTGGTGAAGGAACACCAGCAAGAACAGAAGATTTGCAAGATGATTACACAAACGATCTAATTACTCACATTAATAACAAAATTTCGGGTTATGGGGCCCCCACAAACAATGCTTCAGCAAACATCCAAAGTGTAAGAAAATATGCTTATGATGATTTGAAATAATCATCATCTGGTTATCCCGGTGAGAGTGGATTCAGAGGGGTAGAATTTGAGGGATTAAAGGAGTGAGAGGGGTAGAAGATTTTTAAGAATATTTTGAGAAGATTGAGTTAGAGACCCCCTCAAACACCCCTTTAACAGCGTTTAAACGCCTTTACAGACACTTTAAGGCTCTCAGACACCCCTGAGAGCCTTTTTCATGCCTAATGGCCTATATCCTGTCCTAGAAGTCAAGCAAATACTTTAAATTTCTGACAAATATTCAAGAATTTTTGACAATATTCGAATCCTGTCCTCCAGTAGGCTCCATCCTGTCCGACAATATGCCTATTCCCTGCATAGGGAGTTCCTACGCCCTCCCAATCCCGTCCAAGATCTTCGCAGGTCAGCCATTCGAAGACTCTATGAAACTTATTGTTAATCTTATCCAAAATTTTTGATATTCTTTGAGATCTGTCCATGTGAATCCTGTCCGGTATTATACACCAGTCCTGTATCCTGTCCAGTAATATGCATCCTGTCTAGGCTGTGGGGGCTGTCTGGTCCCCCCTCTTGTCCTATAACACCCCCTGATAGTAGTGGCTTTCAAATTTATCTGAAAATTTTGAATCCTGTCCTGCTGGATCCTGTCCAGAAGACTCAGGTCCGGTAACCAAGGTCTCATAAGCAAGAAAGATTATCATCCCCAGAAGAGTCCGATAACCAGCAGGATCGGAAGTCCGATAACCATTATAGCATGGCCAGTCCGATAAGCAAGGACCGATAACCAGTGGCTGGGGAGCGTAGGGTTATCGGACCTGATCAACAGGTCCTATAAGTATACACCAGATATGGGGGAGTCAAGCACTGGGCACGCAAGTCCCATAACGGGATTCCAGGGAGCTGGCACCAGGCTAACCGGCTGGAATCCGAGGACTCCGAAAGATTATTATTATTCTGGCGGTCCCTCTCGTCCCGTCCAGGCTACCATGCGGGCATCAGGCAATCCCATCCAGTCCCGTGCCGTCCATGCC